ATTACCTCTGCCTTCCAAGCAGATGATGTCGGTTCGATTCCGTCTACCCGCTCCATTATTATCGAGAAACCAAAATAAAGGAAGAACCATGAAAAACGTTCTTATTTCTTTTATCGCAGCAGTTGCTGTGTCTACCTCTGCATTTGCAGACCGAGCCACTACCATCAACATCGTTGGCTCCTCTACCGTTTACCCATTCTCTTCTGCTGTTGCAGAATCTTTCGGTCAAACTTCAGACTTTAACACTCCTATTATTGAATCCACTGGTTCCGGCGGCGGCATGAAGCTGTTCTGCGCTGGTATTGGTCTTGACCATCCAGACGTAACCAACGCTTCCCGTGCTATGAAATCTTCTGAAGCAGAAAAGTGCGCTGCTAACGATGTAGAATTTGTTGAATTTATGGTTGGCTATGACGGTATCGTAATCGCTAACTCTCTTCGTGGTGGTCCTGCTCTGAACATGACTCGTGAACATGTTGCTCTGGCAGTATCCGCACAAGTTCCAGATGCTAACGGCAATCTGGTTGATAACCCATATGAGAAGTGGTCTGACATTGATCGCTCTCTGCCAAACCGTCCTATCCTAGTTCTTGGTCCTCCGACCTCGTCTGGTACACGTGACGCCTTTGAAGAGCTGGTAATCCATAAAGCATACAAGGCTATGGGTTTTGACAAAAAGACTTACAAGGCAATTGAAATCCGTGAAGACGGTGCATATGTTGAATCTGGTGAAAATGATACTTTGATTGTTGATCAACTTACTGCTGATGGTAACGCTGTAGGTATCTTTGGTTTCTCCTTCCTGCAAAACAACGCTGACCGTGTAAAGGGTGCGACAATTGATGGTGTTGCTCCAACATTTGAAAACATTGCCTCTGGTGACTACCCTGTATCTCGTTCCCTGTTCTTCTACGTTAAGACCAATCACATTGGTGTAGTACCAGGTATCGCAGAATTTGCTGAAGAGTTTGTAGATCAAGCTGCTCAGGATGGTCCACTTGCAAACATTGGCCTGATCCCTGGTGGTGACGCTGATCAAGATGCAATGCAAGATGCACTAAACGCTCTGTAGTGTCAAATTAAATAAAATTTTACACGATAGTTGAAATTTTTTTGAAAAAGGGGGTTGACAACAGCTCCCTTTTTTATTATATTCTATATGTAAGTTGATGAAAGGAAATTGAAATGTTTAAGCGTATCCACCCAAATGTTCGTGCTCTCGAAAACATTGATGCTCACCTTGATAGCATTGACGAAGCTATCCTTCGTATGGATCTTCCTCGTAACATCAAGCGTGAACTTTCCCGTCTCACCTATGAGATGTACTCTACGATCGAAAAGTCGATCGACGATTTCACTCCATCAGCTGAATAGGAGAATATAAAGATGTCAGATAAAATTAGATATGCCGCTATCGAACAGATCGATAACAAGCTGGATGAGATCGAGGTTCTTATCGATCAGATGCCGTTGCTCAAGGATGACAAGAGCAAACTCATTGAGTCGCTCTATGACTATTACTGTGATCTTGAGATGGCTGTCGATCGTTACCATGAAGAGTGGCAGACTGAGAAGGCGTAAGGAGAAATCTAAACATAGTATAAATATGAATAGGTTGGACGCTAGAAATAGTCCCGTGGGGAGCCAACGGTAAGCTCCCCATTTTTATTTGTATTGAGGATATATTATGAAATTTGAATTTTTAGACAGCAGAAAATTTGGCCTTGATAATACTTACTCTATCATTCTTCCTATTGATCAGGGTGTAGAACACGGACCACATGCAGCGTTTTATGGCACTGATCATCCTGAGATGTTGGATGTAAATTATCAAATTGATTATATTTCAGAGTTGTTGGATGAGGGGCTAATCTCAGCGACGGCACTACCATATCGAACTGCCAAACTTTTATGTGAAAAATATCCAGAACATGTTGGTAATGTAATCGTTAAGGCGAATCACGGAAATAATCTTAATAAAGATTTAGAGCCTAGTCAGGCCAACTACGCTCATCCTTGGGATAGGAAATATGGTGGTATTGGTTTTACCATTTATCCTGGATCGACTAATCAAGATAATATGATTGAAACGTTTAAAGCTCTTCAAAACGAGAATGCGGCAAGATTTATTGACGGAGCTCCTAAGACTGTTCTTTGGTCATATCCACGTGGTGGCGACTTTGATCAAACTTCTTTTGAAACCATTTTACATGCTACGTACATTGCAGCTCAACTTGATCCGAGCTTGATTAAAGTTAAGCTTCCAGCCTATGATAATATGGCAACTCTTTGTATTCGTGTTAATGCAATCGTAAAAGCGTCCTGTGGTATTCCTGTAGTATTTTCAGGCGGAGCATTGCGCTCAGAAGAAGCGCTGCAGCTAGAGGCAGAGGCTATTTCTAAGAATGGTGGGCGTGGTATGATCATTGGACGTAATATATTCCAACGTAAGCCGAAGGAAGCGAAGAACCTTCTTAGTAAGATTCACAAAGTATTTGAGGAGAGTTAGTATGTCGAGATTATTAGCATTACTTTTTTTATTGATTCCTAGTATTGCTACGAGTCAGGTAATCGTAAAACAAGATATGATTATGGAATATAAAGATATCGCCAGTTTAACTGCAGCAGAAGTTCTGGGATGTGGTAAAATTAATAAAGAAAATATAAAAAGATTTAATGTAATCTTCGACGCTTTCATGCTTGAGAAGGCCGAAGAGGAAGGTCATAATATTACGATAGAAGATATTGAAGGATGGAAACTAAAAAAGCTATTAGAACAGTATAATGTAATGAAAGCCTTTCCGTGCCCAGCGATTAATGATTATATTAACAAATTTAATGAAACAGCTCGGTATACTCAAGAAATATATGATTATTATACGCCATTAAACAGTATATAAAAAAAGGGAAGCTTAATCGCTTCCCCTTTTCATTGTTATACTCTACTAATTTGCTAGAGGATTATCAAGAGCCTCTTGAATCCTAGCATTTAGTCTATCATCAACTTCTTGAATTTTTCTGTCAGTATCGGCGTAGAGTTGATCTCGCTTTCTATCAAAGCGAATATCTGCCTCGTCAACCATTTCTCTGACTTCTCTTTCACTCTCTCGTATATCATCTTCCAGTCTATCGACTAGCGTTTCAATACGAGTAACATCATCTTTTAAATCATTTTTAATCTGTCGAGCATAATCAGTTGCTTGGATAACAGAGTCTTCTGTACTAGCCATCTTTTCTTCGATGATGGATAGCTGTTCTTGAAATCCGCTGAGATCGGGAGCCACGTATGACTGAATCATCTCTTTCATATCCATGTAGTCCTTATAGACTTCAAAGCCACCATAAAGGCCACCGACAAGGGTGGACAGTCCCATAGCAACAGCTACCATTCTACCACCTTTGAACTTGATCCCAGCGAATTCTATTTCAGCCATTTTACTTCTTCATCCCTTCAATACCTTCTTTAGCATAGAATGCAGCTACTATAGCAGCTACAGAAACGAAGTAGGTCGGGGCAATATCCTTTAATAAACCTGATGCAGTCTCTTGCCCTAAGATAGAGGAGATAATAATAGCAAAAGGATAGAGCAGCATACCAGCAAGAGCAAACCACGCCATGCCTCTTTGAGCATCCTGCTTTTTATCGTCGTTTTCGATTTGAAGCATTCGCTCCGCTTTTGCCATCTCTTCATCAGTTACGACTCCGTCTCCATCTTCGTCAAACTGGTTATAGATAGAATCTGATTGTAATGTTTTAGCCACCTAAACCTCCAAAAGCATTAGTGAGGGTTGGACCAAAAGATGATGCAGCCCAGAGAAGTGCACCAATAGCACCTACACCGATTACGACCCACTTCATTTTCATATCATCAACACTCATTTTAATCCCAATAAGTTCATTACTCAGAATGCGCAGAGAAATTTCCATCTTGCCTTCTGGCATATCAATAGGTTGCTGCGGGCCTTGAGTTTGCTTTTGTTCTTCAGCCATTACTTTAATCCTTCATCTAAGATATCTTCTAAAATAACAACACCTTTTGCTACCAATCTTTCTCTATTGGAAAGGTGTAATGCTTGAATATCATCCTTACTCTGACCATGATACGGTACCGCATGGCCTTCATCAATCATAACTTCAGTCAGTAGTTTCTTATCTGGACCTACAATGAAGTCACCAAGAATCCTACCAAACTTACCCTTCATATCTTCTCCGTCCTTCGCAGCAAACGTTTTAAGAACTACGCTTTCACCTAGTAACTCAATAACACGGTTCTTTGCTGCAAGACCGAATAACTTTTCGACTTTGTCAGATGTTCTAGATTCTGGTGTATCAATGCCCATGATGCGAACACGCTCATCTTTTAACCATACTCCGAATCCTAAATCAATGTCGACGTCAACGGTATCACCGTCAACAACCTTAACTAAATTCGCTTTATACTCGTACACTATTTGTTTCTCCTATTGGAACTGTAATGCTCGAAGCTGTTGCAGTTCTTGTTCTAATCGCATCACCTCTAACTGTTTTTTGCGAAGTTCGAGTTCATAAAGCCTATTACAATCTACTCTTTCTTTTGGTTTCTGCCCTAAAGGAATCGTAATCCTAGCAAAAATACCAACATCACCAACACGGCTATTTACATAGCCAGCCAAAGGATCAGTATATCCTCGACCAATGATCCCTGTTACCCCAAACTCTAAGTTGGTAGCAGAGCCAATAGCATTTGAGCAGTCCAAATCACCTGCTCTAAAACTGTCTGACTGGTAGTTACCAGGCGCAGTAGGAAGAGATAAGTTTAGTGAGCTGGATTGACCAAAGGCAGCAGAGGCATATAATAAAATAAAAACGAGTGCTAGAAGAAATAATCTTGATATATTGTAGTTAATCATATTACACCTTTGAGCAGATTCTAGAATTAATGCCATTACCTTCTTCATCAGCAAGAAGCTTAGACATTGTACAGATGTATTCAATCCTATCACAGTCTTTTTCTAAGATGTAAATGTCTATATTCTTTTTCTCTAAATATCCAACCTCAATAATCTTAGATGGTGTAGCAAATATGATAGGGTTCCAATTCTTATCATAGACGCCAATCTCATAGAAACTAACATCTTGTCTTTTATTAAAAAGCTTCATGGTAGTAACCACAACGTTTTCAACGTAAGACTTTTCAAATTGAGGATAAGTTGGCGTCCACTGATGAGCCTGTGCGGCAGTAGCTGTTAATAGTGCCACTGCCGCCATCATAAGATGTTTCATTAGGTTGCAATACACTCTGCTGTTACATTAGCAGCATAAGTGCCTCCTGGAAACGATTTCTCATACCCGTATGTTACTGAGGATTCTACTTTAAACCAAACCGAACCTGCAACAGTAAGGTCATACTCTGTCACATTATCATATTCGACTTTATTAGTCTCATAGTCAGCTTGTGCAGCGTTTGATGTTTGAGATACAGTTACTTCACCGTCCCAATTCACTGCATCCGTTAAGGAAGGCGAAGTCGAAAAGGAATCAGGCCAAGCAATCTTAGCAACATAGTAATCAGCAATGGTTACATCAAATCTTACAACTGGGTGTACACCACCATCTGTAGGTGCTGTGCTCAACTCATCAGGTGATGGCACGCCATATACACCAGCAGTATCGGTATAAATCGAGCATGTTGAAGCTACGTTTCCGGTAATGGGAACATTTTCTGCAAAGGCAGTTGATGCTGCAAACAGTGCAGCCACTGTTGAGATAACTCTTAACATTAGATTCTCCGTTATTGTTCTCTATCATATTGAGAGCGTACCATAGAATAATGTGTAGCATCAGATGCCAGTTGTCTCAACGCCCTGTTATTATCAGGTAATGTTGTATCTTCAAGTTGTAGAGTGTCCTGATATACTAATACTTCAGGATAATCTACTGCAATATATGATTCAATAGCAAAAGGAGCGGCAAGCTCATACAGAACTCGGTCTTGTAGATCAGTGTCTATCAATCCGCCGACTTCTGGATCAACTTGCATTCTCCGTTCTAAATCGTCTTCTTCTTCTTGCTTTGCTTCATCTTGTTCCGCTTGTTCTTCTTCTAATTCTGCCTCACGTTGTAGTTGTACTTGCACCCATTCATCATAGTAAGGATCATTTACAGATACATCTTCTAGTGTAGACAAATATTTATACAAAGCATCCAAATATCCTGGACATTCAGGACTTGCTAAAGGATTGGTACATATAATGTCTTCTTCGCCGATGTCCATTCTATACAAGTAAATAACGGAGGCATCGCTGATTGTACCATCGCCATTTACAGTAATGCTTCCGTCTCCCCATTGTGCAGCATCACTACCAGGAAATCTGAAATACTTTTGGATAGAATTGCCAGGTAGACCAGACCAGTCATCTACCTCTTCAAAGATATATCCGCCATTTACTGTGTCTTCATTCCTAACATAAACTTGAGCATCAGACTCTGCGTCCTTAGTAATAACATAATAGTATGTTAAGCCATTAATCTGCAAAGATACGTTTGGCGCTGAATAATCTGGCAGCACATCTGGCATGCTCCAAGATAATCCATTTTCTGCTGCGTTATTAGTAACGCCGTAGGTGCTATCCGCCGAGGAGAATGGCGAGTAAACCAAGAACGATAGCGCCGCCAATAACGGTGGTGCGAGTTTCTGGATCAAGGTTTAAACCTCCTCTAGATTGCGTATCAGGACGCATAGATTCGTTTTCAGGATTATTCCACGCATCTTTAGCTTGTTCGCCAATCATGCCGTCGATAGGGCACGGTGTTCCAGCATTCATCATAGCTGTGAAGATTCTAGGGTCTTGACACATAACAGATACTGCTGCAACTTTCATTCCCATATCATACAAGGTCTTGGCATTCTTTAATTTTTCACAGTTCATATCTCTTACTGTAGAACCAGCTGAGATACCAAGAATTTGTGTTTGCACAGCACCAGAAACTCCAACTGTACACAAGTCAGAGTTTGCATTATTAATACTGGGAGAGATAGCAGAGGGAGGAGGAGAGATAACCGTAGTTGTAGATTCACTGGTAGAATCTACAGTACTCTCATTATAGTTTTCTGTGACAATGGGGTCAATATCAGATTCTGTTGTAGAGTCTTGCGCATAAGCTGCTGTAGTCAAAAACAACATAATGAAAGCAGCAAACATTTTTTGGATCATGGTGTTTGCCTTGGATTATTTAATTGTAAACTATTTATAAAAATAAGTTGACAGGCAATGTATAATAATATATAATATTCTATATTTTTAACGAAAGGATAAATTATGACAAAAGCTATGAAACAAGGTAACTCTTCTCCACACCGTATTACTTCTATCGGCAAATCTTCTAATTCTAAGCCTACAAATAAGTCAAAGCGTAGACAATTTAAAGCATATCGAGGACAAGGCAAGTAATGTATCTGTTTGATAAACCTTATCAATATTTTACTAAGCCATGGCCACACATTGTTATTGAGAATGTTCTACCTGATGATGTTGCAGAGCATATGTTGAATAATTGGCCTGAGGGTCAACCGTATAGGAACTGGATGAGTGACTTCGGTGCAGGCAATGATGATCCTGTTCATACCGAGTTTGAACGTGTTAATTTTATTGAACGTGCTGATGATATTCTAAAAACTTCTGCTAAAATTTTTGGTGATGATGATGCTTTTGACTGCGATCTTGATGGACTTATATATCGTGATCTAAAAGCAGATGAGCCATATCTTGTACGAGATTGGCATACTGATAATGTAGAAAAGAAATATCATGGTATGTTGTACATCGGATCAGGTAAAGATGCGGCTTTTGTCGCAAAAAATAATAAAACAGGTATTGACAAAACATACGAATACGAGCATAATAGATTCTTATGGTGGAGGAATACGCCAGAAACTATACATAAATTTTATTCAGGCACAGGTAGCAGAAAGACAATAAGTATTTTTGCTAACTTTAAAGGAAAATTATACAATGAGTATTATGGATAAACTGAAAAAGAATTCTAAACTGGATTCTGATATTATTACCAAATCAAAATACTATGGTAAGAAAGAGATGGCATCTACAGATGTCCCGATGATTAACGTAGCTCTTTCTGGTTCTGTCGACGGTGGTCTTTCTCCTGGCGTTACTATTCTCGCTGGTCCATCTAAACACTTCAAGACTAGCTTCTCTCTGAAGATTGCTGCAGCATATATGCAAAAATATGAAGATGCTGTAATGCTGTTTTATGATTCTGAGTTTGGTTCGCCTCAATCATATTTTGAAATGTTTGATATTGATATGGAGCGTGTTCTTCACTGCCCTATTACTAACATTGAAGAGTTAAAGTTTGACTTGACAAACCAACTTGAAAATATTGAAAAGAATGACAAAGTTATTATTGTCATTGATTCGTTGGGTAACTTGGCTTCTAAGAAAGAAGTAGAAGATGCGCTGAATGAAAAAACAGTTGCAGATATGACTCGTGCGAAACAACTGAAGTCTGTCTTCCGCATCATTACTCCACATCTGAGTATGAAAGACATTCCTTTGATTGGTATTGCGCATACATATGATACACAAGAAATGTTTTCAAAGAAAGTTGTATCGGGCGGTACAGGTCTTTACTACTCTGCTGACGATATCTGGATTTTGGGTCGACGGCAGAATAAAGAGGGAACTTCTATCGTTGGATATGACTTCGTAATTAACGTGGAGAAATCTAGATATGTCCGTGAAAAATCCATCATTCCTATCTCGGTTACTTGGGAAGGTGGCATCGATGTGGGTTCTGGTCTACTTGATGTGGCTCTTGCAGGAAAATTTATCACTAAACCGTCTCAAGGCTGGTATTCAAAAGTTGACCCAGAGACTGGGGAAGTCGAAGACAAAAAGTATCGAGCAAAAGAACTAACTGAAGAGTTTTGGTCAGATATTATTTCTTCTGAACAGTTCAAAGAGTTTGTTGAAGATAACTTTAAGATCGGCGGTAGTTCAAATATTGAAGTGGTGAGTCCAGATGAAATCGTATGAACGTGATAAGCACTATGAATTTGTTGGTATTGATGCTGAACCTAAATGGGCGATCCGTATCCTAAAGGGCAAGTTTAAAGAAATCGTTGTTAAGTATGATGATATTAAAATTGAAACTGCAGAAGGTGTTGAGCTCGGAGAAAATTTTCAAGATGGGGTTGACTACAATGTAGCATTTAGTTATAATTTGCTACGTGTAAGTAAAAAGGATAAAGAAGTCAACGAGGAAGAGTTAGGTCAGTTCCTTGGGGATATTCTTATGAACGCCATTAATGATGGCCTTGAAGATGGAACAGCTAAAATTGAGTCAGAACCTGAACAAGACGATTCTACGATCGTTACTGAATAATGAAGATTATCTAAGGAAGGTTATCCCCTTTCTTAAACCAAACTACTTTGAGGGTCCGCTAAAGATTATCTTCAAGCAGATTGGTGCGTTCGTTGATAAGCATAATACACTACCTACTCTGGAAGCGTTTCGTATTGATCTAGAACAGAACGATAAACTGTCTGATGACATGTTTACCGAGATCTCCGCTATGCTTCCGGAGATTTTTTCTGAGCCTGATATTGACCAGGACTTTCTGTTAGAAAATACAGAGAGGTGGTGTCAAGAACGTGCGCTTCATATTGCTGTTATGGAATCTATTAATATCCTTGACGGCAAGAATGAAAAGATGACGAAGAATGCTATCCCTGAGATTCTATCTGAAGCTCTTGGGGTGGGGTTTGATGTAAATATCGGCCATGACTATATCGAAAACGCAGAGGAACGCTATGAGTTCTACAATCGTGTAGAAGAGAAGCTTCCATTTGATCTCGATAACTTCAATAAGATCACTAAAGGCGGTCTGCCTGATAAAACTCTAAATATTGCACTGGCTGGTACAGGTGTAGGTAAGTCATTGTTTATGTGTCATGTCGCAGCTAGTGCTCTCCTTCAAGGTAAGAATGTTCTCTATATCACTATGGAGATGGCAGAGGAACGTATCGCTGAACGTATTGATGCGAATCTTTTGGATATTCCTATCGACCAACTCGATAAACTTCCAAAGACTATGTTTGCTGAAAAGATCGAGGCTCTGTCTAAGAAGACTGTTGGTAAACTGATCGTTAAAGAGTATCCGACTGGCTCTGCTCATGTTGGTCACTTCCGTGCACTTCTCAAAGAACTAAAGCTTAAACGTTCTTTTATTCCGGATATTATCTTTATTGATTATCTGAATATCTGCTCATCTTCACGTATGAAGGCTATGGGTGGAGCGATCAACTCTTACACTTATGTTAAGGCCATCGCTGAAGAACTACGTGGTCTTGCCGTTGAGTTTGCTGTGCCACTGGTCAGCGCTACTCAGACTACACGTTCTGGTTATGGTAACTCTGACCCAGGACTCGAAGATACCTCTGAATCATTTGGCCTTCCTGCTACTGCTGATCTGATGTTTGCCCTAATCTCTAATGAAGAACTGGAGCAGTCTGGACAAATTATGGTTAAGCAGCTGAAGAATCGTTATAACGATCCAGGTAAATACAAACGTTTTGTAATTGGTATAGATAGGTCTAAGATGCGACTGTATGATGCTGCACCTCAAGACCAAACCCTCGTCGATGATGGCATTCCTGTATTCGATAAAACTCCCTCTGGCGATAAATTTAAGGACTTTAAGATATGAACCAAACCGTGCTTCCTGTTGGTATTACCTCTGCGATGATTAATGCATATCAAGATGGTACAGGCAAGAAAATGTCTGCCCAAGATTTGATTGTATACTGTGCTCGAGTTTCTAACCCTAGCAACCAGAATAGTACAGCTCCTTCGGAGAAGCTACTGAGTTATCTGATTGAGCATAAGCATTGGTCTCCTTTTGAGATGGTTGACATGGTCATGGAAATTAATACAACAAGGGATATTGCTCGTCAGATTTTGCGGCATCGTTCATTTTCATTTCAAGAGTTTAGTCAGCGATATGCTGATCCCACTAAGGACTTGGCTGTGTACATGCGTGAGGCAAGGCTACAAGATGCCAAGAATCGTCAAAACTCAATCGAAACGAACGACGATACACTGAAGCGTCAATGGGAAGCAAAGCAACAACAGATTGTACATGAGTCTCGGCTTGCATACAAGTGGGCAATCGAAAATGGTATCGCTAAGGAACAGGCAAGAGCTGTTCTCCCAGAGGGTAATATGCAGTCTCGTATGTACATGAAGGGTAGTATTCGTTCATGGATTCACTACTGCGATCTTCGGTGTGGTGTTGAAACACAAAAGGAACATCGTGAAGTTGCTTACAAATGCGCAGGTATTCTAAAAGATTATCTGCCGTTCTTGAAGAACTGGTATAAAGAGTTGCCTAGTGAATAGAAAAGTATAAAATTAAAAACGATAATTAAAAAAAGTTCGTCTTAGGGGTTTACATTTCTGACAGAGGTCCTATATTAAGTTTATAAGTTGAAAACGAAAGGCTCTCTATCATGACCAAGTTTGATAAAACCCAGTTCGAATACCACGGTGGCTACCTTACGTACCACGGTCCATATGAGACTGCCGAGTATTACGGACAAGGTCCAAACGTTCACCCGTCTCGTGTAGGTACTCGCAAGCCTCTCTTCATCGCTCGCTTCAAGTACCGTGGGGCTTTCACTAAAGCACGAGTACAGAAGAAGATCATGGAGCTATTCAGCGTAGAACGATATGCAAAGTTGATGAAAGATGGTGGCACTCCACTCCGCATCCTCAAAGACGCTGATCCGGGCTGGTACTATGAACTGCTGTACAAGAATATGGGATAAAACCTAAAACTTTACACGATAGTTGAAAAAAGGGGTTGACTTCTTATCAGTTGATCCCTATATTAAGTATGTAAGTTGATGAAAGAGAGTTTGAAATGAGCATCGAAATGGTTAACGATCGTGAAGATCACATCTATATTAAGTTCGAGGATTCGAGCGATTTTATTCGTGTGAACACCATGGACTCTGCTTGGAAGCACATCCTTGAGCATGGTTCCGATAAGTTGGAGTACATTGAACATTGGAGTGGTATTGATGACCTCAAGCTCGCATGAGAAAAAGGATCGGCACCCATGGGTGCCTAAGTTTATGTTTCTGTTTTGTATGACAGTTGCGCTTGGTTTTATTGTTGTAGGAGCATCACTATGAGTGATTTTAAATTTATGAGAGACGATCTGACTGATCGCATTTGTGCGTTTGGCTCTAAGCACTTTGGTGTTACCATTGATATTGATGGCGTAAATGGTAGTTTTACTACTGCGCACATCGCCCTCGATGATAAGCTGTTTGCTGCGGCGACTCGTTTGTTCTGGGATCACTACTTTGACAGTGAGGTAGAGCTATGAACAAGTTACTGTTGTTCTTCGCTGCAGCGAAAGAGGCTCTGAAAGAGTCGGATTATGAAGAAGAAGCTTTTTACTTTGAACAGGTGGAGGACTATCTCCGTGAGACTGGTAAAGTTGAACTGCCAGTAGATAAACGTGAAGTTGGAAAGATTTTGGGGCTATGATGCAGTATATTTGTACAGGTGATGAATTTAAGTTTGCTGAAAATCTTATCAAAATGGTTCAGCGACATCAAGAAAAAAAGGGGATACCCAAATATGAACTTGAAACTAAAGTAAAACGAGGCATTAAAGAGGTATATATGAAAATTTAAGAAGAGGGGGCGAGGTTCGCCCCTTTTTTATTTTTATAAATATATTCGTTATCTAAATTTAATGGGGTAAAAATGAAATCCTTTAAGACGCACTTGATCGAATCAAGAGCCTCAGACATGTATGAGGCTGACGTTGCGAATCATATTAACTCCTTCAATAATGTAAATGCTGAAAGACCAAGAGTCTCTACGAAGTATGCTGATGTTCTCGTTACGCTCGAGGGCGGGGAACGCTCTTGGCTTGAAGTTAAAATGAATCACACAGATAATCTCACTAACCCTCGTATCTTTTACGATGGTCGTAAGTGGGATACAACATACACAACGACAGCTGCTAAGCAAGCCATTGAGATTATGAATAATTCTCAAGAGGCGAAGGATTTTATCGAAGCCATTAAAAAGTTTACAGGCAGAAAAACTGTTAAGATTCCGACGACTCAGACAGGGTTGCGTGACAAAGATGCAGTCACTCTTGCTGAAATGAAAGAATATTTTAGTCAGCCAGGAATTAACAGATATATTACAACTGTCCCAGATACAAACCTTGGTAAGACAGTTACTGATCACTACCTCAAAGGTAAGGCTGAACCAGCGCACTATATGCAAGCAGGTGATGACTTCTATCGCATCGGTAATGCTAATCCGCTAAACCTTCCAAAAGATTTACCTTTGTTAAGTGGCACCGGACCATTTAAAGTTCGTGTTGCAACAAGGTCTAAATATTATGAGGTTCAAGCAGAAGTAAAGATTGCTAAGATGCCAGATAGCAGGTATTCTGTTAAACCAGGATCTAGAAAGAAAAACCCATTTCAGAAAATTATGGACCTATGAAGTCATTTAAGCAATATCTGAGTGAAGAAAAAAACACTCACATGAGGCACATCGAAGATAAGGTTATCTACGGTGGAGTGAACGGTACACGTCAAGCTATCTTGGCTCTGCGTTCTCTGCGTGATATGCTTTCTGGCAAGCAGGATGGGAATGTTAGTGTTAAGTGGGACGGTGCACCTGCTGTTTTTGCTGGCACTGATCCAAGAGATGGTAAGTTCTTTGTTGCTAAGAAGGGCATTTTTAACAAGAACCCCATTGTTTATAAAACAGAAAAAGATATTGATGATGATGGTGTAACAGGAGACTTGGCTAGAAAGCTTAAAATGTCTCTGAAGCACTTCGCCAACTTAGGTATTAAAGGAGTTATCCAAGGTGATTTACTTTTTACAAAATCTGATCTTAAATCCCAAAAGATCGATGGATTGGATTATGTCACGTTTCACCCGAATACAATTGTCTATGCTATCGAAAAGGGCGGACAAGATAGCAAAGAAATTGAGCGAGCAAAAATCGGAGTAGTTTGGCATACTACATATACAGGCGAAACATTTGAAACAATGAGAGCCTCGTATGGAGTTGATGTTACTAAGTTAAAGAAGACTTCTGCTGTCTGGCAGCAGGACGCTATGCTCCGTGACTTAACTAATGTAGCAACACTTTCAGCTCAAGAGACAAAGCGGGTTGATGCGAATCTCTCAAGAGCAGGTAAAATCTTCAATCAAATCTCTTCTTCAACACTCAAGACACTTGAACAAGATCAAAAGCTTGCTGGACTGATTGAGACTTTTAATAATACATTCGTTCGTAGTGGAACGATTATTGGAGACACTGATCAACATGTTCGCAACCTGATTAATTGGATTGAAAACAAATATCAGAAAGAGATTGATAAGAGAAAGAGCGAACGTGGTAAACAAACACAGAAAGATGCTCTCTCTAAAATCCTAGAATTCTTCTCACCGGAGAATAAACGAAGTCTTAAAAAGATTTTTGATTTACAGAAATCTATAGTTTTCGCCAAGTTGCTTCTTATAAATAAGCTGAATGAAGTGAAAAACGTTAAGACCTTCATTAAGACAACCAAAGGGTTTAGATCAACTGAACCTGAAGGTTACGTTGCTATTGATAAGCTTGGGGGCAACGCTGTCAAGCTTGTTAATCGCTATGAATTTTCAACTAACAACTTTGACCCAACGATTTTAAAGGGTTGGAGTAAATAAAGAGGAACGATATGAAATATCTTATTTCCGCAATTGTAGCTATGTCTGTAGCTGCTCCTGCAATTGCTCAAGATGCTGCTGATAATGAATCTGCTCTTGCATCCAACGCAACTATCGGCGTATCTACCGATCTGGAAGGTAATGCTGACTGGTCGCTGGGTGCAGAGTTGGGCATTGCTGGATTCGGTGTAGATGCAGGTTTCACACTTAGTGACCGTGGTGACAACACTGCTGATGACTATGCAATTAGTCTCGGTACAGGTATGGACCTTGGGTTTGCTTCCCTCGACACTAGCATTGGCTATGCTTGGGGTGCAACCAACGGTGCAGACCTGATTGGTCGTGGCGACGGTAACACTTGGGGTGACGTGACTATCGATCCAACCCTCATGATCACTCCCGGGATTATCGGTGGTGAGTACATCTGGGTAGGTGGTTCCATGGACCTCGCTTCTGACGGCGAAATCGCTGTTGGCTGGGGCGGCGCTTCCTACGGAATCGGTTACGAGCATGCGCTGAACGACAAAGCTTCCGTATCTGTTAGCTACGGCTGGTCTGTAGATGTTGTTGACGATGGTGATGATGCCACAGTCAATGACTGGACTACTACCGCTGATGGTCTGAAAGTTGGCGTAGGCTTCAAGTTCTAAGATGATCGGGTTTAAAGACTTCCTCTCTGTATTAGCTGAGACTTCCTTTCCTAGTGAGGGGGAGTCTTTACCCGTATCTGAAGTTTTATCTTTCGCAGCAAGGCGAAAGAAATCTATTGAGTTTCGTAGACGTAAACAAAAATTACAACGTCAAAGAAAATTAGCACTCAAGAGACCTGCTAGTCTTGATAGACTTAGAAGGAGAGGACGTAAATCTGCAAGAGATATCTTGACAAAGAGATATTATGGAGGTAAGTCTAAAAGCTCTATGAGCGCTGCTCAGAAGTCAAGAGTAGAAAAACGTTTGTCGCAAAAGAAAGGCGCAGTTAAAACTATTTCTAAGAGACTTCTTCCGAGCAAGAGAAGATTGGATGTATCGAGAAGGTAATGATTAGTTCATTCAAAGGATATTTAGAGGAACAGAACTCTGTTGGTTATCTTGCCTTCGGGAGATTTAATCCTCCAACTACTGGACATGAGAAGCTGCTCGACACTGTAGCGAGCAAGGCTCGGGGCAACGTATATAAAATCTTTGCCTCTCAGTCCCAAGATTCAAAAAAGAACCCTCTTGACTACCAGACCAAAGTAAAGTTAATGAGAAAGATGTTCCCGAAGCATGCGAGGAATATTATCATGGATAAGTCTGTCAAGACATTTATTGATGCAGCCGTACACATGTATGATAGTGGCATCAAGAATCTGGTAATGGTCGCAGGTTCTGATAGAGTTACTGAGTTTGAAACTCTGTTAAAAAAGTATAATGGTGTAAAAGCTCGTCATGGCCTTTTTGATTTTAATTCAGTAAAGGTTATCTCTGCTGGTGAGCGTGACCCAGATGCCGAGGGTGTTTCTGGTATGTCAGCTTCCAAGATGAGAGCTCATGCAGAAAGCAACGATTTCCCTTCATTCTTAACTGGTTTGCCAAAGAGTGTTTCTGATTCTCTGGCGAAAGATTTATTTAATGCTGTTCGCAAGGGAATGAATCTCAATTAAAATAAATCATTTATTCAGCACGTACAATTAGAGAAAGTCTCTGAGCGACGTGAAGAATATGTTAGTGGAGATTTATTTACTGTTGGTCAGTCGGTTATCCTTAAAGAAACTGACGAAGTAGTAAAGATTGAGTTTTGTGGTTCGAACTATTTAATCGTAGAAGTTGATGGTAAAAGAAAGCGTAAGTGGTTAACTGACGTAGAGCCTCTAGAAGAAAGAAAATCTCCAGAAGATCCAGACATTGGCGACAGAAAAGGCCAGCAACCAAAGAAGTATCATACAGGTTTAGCTAAGTCTACAAAGAAAGCTAGAGACACTCAGTTTAAAAAGCAAGCTAAGATGAGAGACGATGATCCAAAAGCTTATAAACCAGCTCCTGGAGACAAAGAAGCTAAAACTAAACCAAGCAAATATACTAAGAAATACAAGCAGATGTTTGGAGAGAAAGAAAATGCTTAGTTTTAAATCATTTTTAAATGAAGAAAAGATTGCAGGATTAGTAAAAAAAGCTGAGAAATCAGGTATTTCTTATGGGATTCTAAAGCAAGTTTACAACCGTGGTATGGCTGCATGGAAAACTGGACATAGACCAGGAACTACTCCTCAGCAGTGGGCGTTCGCACGTGTGAACTCATTTATTACTGGCGGTAAAACGAGAACAACTGCAGACAAAGATTTATGGGCCAAAGCTAAGAAATAATAAATAATATCAGCGCTTAACTTAATTAAATGGGTATATCGAAAAATGATTACGTTTAAACAGCTACAAGAAAAGGCTACTTCCCAACAACAGCAGAAGTTGATGGGTCTGGCACTCGCTTACAAGAGAGGCGAAGTTCCAGAGGATGAAGTCTCTTCTACAGTTAAAGGTTTAGCTGATCGTATGTCCGAGAAAGACTTAGAGGATTTCGCTTCCACTAAGCATAAAGGTCTACCGAAAAAGGTAGATGAAGATGGTCACACCGATGTACCTTCATCTGAACGTATGTGTAAAACAATCGTTGAAGATGCTAATGCTATTTTATCTGCTTTAAGCTCTATGCAAGATGAAGCTTCGCTACCAACATGGTGGACAAATAAACTTGCAACAGCAGCAAAAGATTTGAACTCTCTTAACGATTATATTTCTAATCCGTCGGAGAATAAAAATTGAAATCATTCGGCTGTTACATAGAAGAAGAACCAATCGTAGAACAGGCTGAATATAAAGGTCGTAAGGTAAAGCTCAACGATCCTTTTCGCTCGAACGATGGTAAGAAAAAATTTTATGTTTACGTTAAAAATGAAAAAGGTAACGTAATCAAGCTTGGTTTTGGCGATCCAAATATGGAGATCAAACGAGACGATCCTGCTCGCCGTAAAAATTTCAGAGCTAGGCATAAGTGCGACACTAATCCTGGGCCAAAGTGGAAAGCACGTTACTGGTCTTGTTATCAGTGGCGAGCTGGTGCGAAGGTAGATAACTAATGGCTGCATACAAATATACAGAAGAACCTACTGATACAAGAATGGATCGTATCGAGAGTAAGATTGACAAGCTCTCTGAAGTTCTCGTGCAAATGGCAAGGGTTGAAGAACGGCTCTTGAACCAAGAGGAGGACCATAAACACCTCCGTAAAGACATCAGTAATCTTTCTGATAAAGTAGCAGATATGGAAAAAGTGGTTCAAAAGAATCAAATCACCGTAAATATTATAAATAGAATCAGTTGGATAATCATTACAGGCGTGGTGGGTGGTTTCGGCACCTTAATCACCTACCTGTTCAATAAGTAAGGAATAAAAAATGTCAATGAGAACAGCCATTATGGAAATGTATGGCGCCAAGAAGGTTAAACGTGAAGCCTGGGTGCCAGAAGGAATCGCAGACGAGGACGTATCTGACTTTATGGGAGCCGCAGCCGCTGCTAAGAAATCCGGTAAGAAAGAGTTTGAGTTTGGTGGTAAAAAATACAAAGTTACCATGAAAGATAAAACTGCTGATGAGATTGAAGAACGAGTAAAAGAAGCATTGGACGCCGATGACGTCGATACAGTTAAAGCAGTTATTAAAGGACTAAAAGGTGCTAGCAAATCTCATGCTGGACAAGCAAAGCAACTTAAAAAAGACTTAGAAGATTCTGCTCATACAGAGATGGATCCAAAAAAACACGTTAAGTACAACGACGAAATGAAAATGTACTGCGTATATAATAAAGATGGTAAGGTCGTTGCTAAATTTAAAGATGAGAAAGAAGCGAATGCATACGCAATGAAGAATCATGATGAACTGATGGGTAAAGAAGAGATGGATGAGGTTTCTTATAAGACAGCTATGAAGTCTTATCAAAAGGCGATGGGGCAGTCTAAAGATGCTGATGATGCAGGTGATAAGAAAACTGGCGATAAAAAATTCGATCAAGCGGTAAAGTTTGGTCGTTATGCCAATAAGAAGTTTCAATCTAGCAAGAACAAAAAGAAGCTGGTAAGAACTTTTACAGGAAAAGAGTCTGTAGAAGAAGCAGCTGCTCCCGGTTCTACTGCACAACATGGCCCGGACACTGCCACCTCTGATTCGTATGACAAGCAGTTAACTACACGTGGCGGTGAAAAAGAGTTTACTGATAAGCATACAACTGAAGTTGCATATGATGCAGAAGAGCTATATAAAAAGAATCAAGAAGAAGCTGAAGCTGCATTAAAGAAAACTCCAGGAAGACTTGGGGATCAAAAGAAAGGCGATACTTCTTTTGTTAACCCTCTTAAAGCTGAAATTATTGATGGTATTACTGCAGCTTTAGCTAAAATGAAAACAAATAGTTAAGGATATTGAATATGTTAAAACCTCCTGCGTGGGCAAAAGATGCCAAGCCAACATCAAAAGGTTGGATTCATCCTAAGACTGGAGAGTTGTTGGTTTCTCGAAAGCATAGCGATAGAGAAATTACTGAATATTATATGGCTAAAGAAGAAGCAGTTGTTACAGCTGTTTCTGAGCCAGAGGCTGTAGTTCCAGATCCAGAGCCAATTATTGAAGCCGATCCTGCGCCAGAACCAGAGGCTGAATTGCTGACCGAAGCAGACCCAGATGTAGATCATTCGTCTTTGACTAAAGCTCAGTTAGTGGAACATGCTTTAGAAGTTCACGGAATCACGCTCGATTCTTCTATGACTAAAGCGCAAATGATCGAGGATCTTGAAGCTCAAATTTAAATAATGAACATTTTAAGTGAAAAAATAGAAGTAACGGAAGAAAATTATCTAATCGTTGCCGCTAAACATTATCAGAACCCTCAGTGTACAAGCACTGAGGAGTTTTATGATGATTTAAATAGAGTCAAATACATTAAACGCCTAATTAATAGGTACTTTGATACTCAGGAAATATCTGAGAGATTAATTATAAATCATATTATCGTCTTTTATAATGTTTTTGGTATTGAAATTGCGACAAAACTTCTTGCTGTTAAGTTAGAACACAAATACTGGCCAGTAATTAAATGTTTCTTAGTTAAGTTAAACTATTTGACTTCTTCTGACTTAGCTGGTATTGATATGGATAAAAAAGTAATCGAGGCACTAAGGAAGATTTAATGGTCTCCATCATTACAGATACCATTTATACGTATAGATTCTTGAAGTTGTTGGTAACACCCTTCGACAAGACAGAAGCGTACAAGCTTGGTATCATTGATGAGAATGGTAAGAGAACCGATAAGAAGATTACCTCTTCTGAAGAGCGTGCCACCTTTACCCTTTTTCATAGGATTACATTTAATCTAAAAAGATTGCTTGGTGCATTTCCAGGAGGCAAAACACGTATTGCTTCTTATGCAGCTGCATTGGCTTTACTGAGAGAACAGTATGGCGTGGATTATAATTATGCTCTACAAGAGATGAATCTTGATCAAGAATATAGAGATGAGATCAAGACATTAGTTGAAGAGTACGATCCAAAGAAAAAGAAAAAGAAGAAAGAAAAGACAGAAGAGTACGGTACGACTACTGCTGATGTTGCAACTAAACCAATGCCAATGAAGTTTAAAGCATTCTTGAAGCGTAAAAAGGAAGAATAAATGTTTGCGCTTCTTGGATCTTTACTTGGCTTTGGAACCTCTTTTGCTCCCAAGATTTTAGAAACAATCAATAAAGGACAGGAGCAAAAGCACGAACTCGCTAAAATGAAAATGTCTGCAGAAATTAAGATGCAGATGCAAGATGCTGAGTTCGATTACAAAAGAGATATGGCTGATCATGAAGAGCACAAAAGGCTCATCGAACATGATATCGCTATTTCACAAGAGACTGGATTTTTTGCTGGTCTTAAAAAGGGTGTTCGCCCAATTATCACCTATTGTTTCTTTGGATTCTTTTTATTCTATAAAGTAGTATTAGTTATGGAAGCGATTAAAGCTGGGCAAGATTTATCATCTATTTCAGATGTTATTTGGGATGAGCAATCACAAGCAATCTTTGCTGCGATTATCTCATTTTGGTTTGGTTCGAGAGCTATAGAAAAAGTTAAACGTTGACATTTTCCTAAAACTTAGTTAATATAAGTAATCAACCTAATCTAAATCCACATTCAAATTAAGAGGTGCGTTCTATGACAAATAGTCTAGACATGAGGGATTTTTTATCCCAAACAAAGTTTTACGAGTCTTACTCCAGATATATTGATGATGAAAACCGTTATGAGAGTTGGGACGAATCTGTCGATCGTGTCATGGCTATGCATAGAGGATATTACGAAGATAAGTTGTCGGAAGCTCTTGAAGTCGAGCTGGTCAGAGCTACTGTAGCATACAAAGAAAAGCGTGTACTTGGTGCACAACGTGCCCTGCAGTTTGGTGGTGACCAGCTGCTCAAGCATCAGATGAAGATGTATAATTGTACTTCTTCTTATGTGGATCGTGCAGAATTTTTCGGCGAATATTTCTATATTCTACTTTGTGGTGCAGGAGCAGGTTTCTCTGTTCAAACGCATCATGTGAATAAGCTGCCTGAAGTTGCTGAACGTAAGAAACAAGCAAAAGGTTATGTTGTTGAAGACTCTATTGAAGGTTGGGCTTCTGCTCTTGACGTTCTGATGTCTTCGTATTTTGTTGGTGGTGGCACTCATCCAGAGTTTGAAGGTCGCCGTGTATTCTTCGACCTGACTAATATTCGACCAAAAGGTGCAAAGATCTCCGGAGGCTTTAAAGCTCCTGGTCCAGACGGTCTACGTCAGGCACTGGACCGTATTGAATATTTGATTCAAGGAGTTATCCTTAAAAATAAAAGTCCCGTCCAGCTCTCTGCAATCAACGTCTACGATATTTGTATGCATGTAGCAGATGCTGTTCTGTCTGGCGGTGTGCGTCGTTCGGCCACTATTTGTCTGTTCTCTCCAGATGATGAAGAGATGATGAATGCTAAGACTGGTAACTGGTTTGTAGATAACCCACAACGTGCACGCTCTAATAACTCTGCTGTGATTGTTCGTAAGGAAACGACTGAAGAGCAGTTCATGAATATCATGGATAGTATTAAACAGTTTGGCGAACCAGGATTTGTATTTGTAGAATCTACCGAACATACAACTAATCCATGTGTTGAGATTGGTATGTTCCCGCAGATTAATGGAAACTCTGGCTGGCAAGGATGTAATCTTACAGAGATTAATGGTGGTCAGTGTGTAGATGAGGAGTCGTTCTACAAGGCTTGTGAAGCAGCCGCTATTCTGGGAACACTTCAAGCTGGTTATACAGACTTTAAATTCCTTCCGGATACAACTAAAGAAATCTTTGATCGTGAAGCTCTGCTCGGGGTCTCGATCACTGGTTGGATGAATAATCCGGATATTCTTTTTAATGATAAAATTCTTGAGAAAGGAGCCAAAGTTGTTAAGGAGACTAATAAAAGAGTTGCTAATCTTCTTGGGATTAACGCTGCTGCTCGGACTACTTGCGTTAAGCCTTCTGGCAATGCTTCTGTACTTTTGGGTACTGCAAGTGGAATTCACGCTGAACACTCTAAACAGTATATTCGTAACGTCCAATTAAATAAAGAGTCTGAAGTGGCTCAGGTCATTGCTAAAACCAATCCTGAAATGGTTGAAGACTCTGTTTGGTCTGCTGGTGGGACTGATTGGGTTGCATCTTTCCCTATTACACCAAAGACAGGCTCTGTTCTCAAAGATGATTTGATTGGTGTTAAGCATCTGGAACTTGTTAAGAAAGCTCAAAACTATTGGGTGAATGCTGGTAAGAATCCAGAACTCTGTGCCGATCCAACTGTATCTCATAACGTATCAAACACTATTCTAGTAGAGGACTGGGACGATGTTGCAAAATATGTTTATAGCAATCGGGATCACTTTGCTGGTATTTCTTTCTTGTCTACTTCTGGGGATAAAGATTTTAATCAAGCGCCAAACACTGAAGTTATCGACGCTGAAGAAATGGTTAAAAAGTATGGCGTCGCAGCTGTTCTCGCTTCTGGGCTTGTCGTAGATGGGCTTGCTGCCTTTAATGATCTCTGGATGGCAACTTCAACTGCTCAGGGATATGGTGAAGATATCTCTGCAGAAAGCTCGAAGAATACTCTGAAGAAAGATTGGGTCCGTCGGTTCGAATCTTTTGCTGATAAATACCTTGAAGGCGACAGAAAGAAAACTGAGTATTGTTTGAAAGATGCTTATCTGATTCATAAATGGCAGAAGATTGAACGTTCTTATCAGCAAATCGACTGGATTTCTGAGCTGTCAGAGAAAAAGTTTACAGACGTAGATACACTAGGCGCTGCTGCATGTGCTGGCGGAGCCTGTGAGATCGATTTCTAAGGAGTTCTTATGAAGTATAAAATTGAATGTCCTCATTGTGAAGCGGAGTCAGTGATTCATGTAGAAGATAATTCGCTTCCAGAATATTGTCCTGTTTGCGGAGATGAGGTTCCTGAAGAAAATAGACTTGAATATGAAGAAGGATGTCTTTGTATCTAAATTAATAAATAGCCTTAGATTAATTTCTAAGGCTATTTTTTTATGATTGTGTTATACTCATTTCCTGGTTCTGGGCGAACATGGCTTCGGAAAATGTTAAGCGATTTAAAATGTGAGTATGAGTATGAATTTTCTCATGGTTTTAGAGAACATGATAAATTTATAATACATAATCATTTACTTTTTAAATCTAAAAAATTTATATACTTAATCAGAGATCCATTTGACACTTTAATTTCCCAATATTTAAAGAGATCTAAAAAAATTACTTTAGAAGAGGCGTTATTTGATAAATGTATAAAGCACAATGTGTTTTATGAATATAGTTATATGCAGCATTTTAAAAGTAATATATGGGAAGATATTTTATTACATCACATTTCAGCAATAAAATATAAAAATATTCATCCAGATTTTACATTAATTAGATACGAGAATCTAATAAGAAGTAATGGACTAGAAGAATTTAAAAAAATTATTTTTAATAAAAGTAAATCTGAAATATCAAAAGCTTGGTTTTATGAACAAGAAAAAAAGTCTACGCTATTAAACGGTGGAGGTTCAGGAAAAGGGTTAAAATATTTAAACAATTATCATTTGAATATTTTACATGATGTTATGAATAAATATGATTATCATAATAAAATGAAAGAACTATATGACCTGGATTTATAATGGAAAAGTGTATGACCCCGAGAGCCCTCCAGAAGAGTATGCAGGATTTGTTTACCGTATAACAAACTTGTCTAACAACATGAAGTATATCGGCAAGAAGATCCTCTGGAGCCGTAGAAGAGTAAAGCAAAAAGGAAAGACCCGTAGGAAAATTGTAATAAAAGAATCAGATTGGCGCAACTACTATGGATCAAATATCTCTCTCAAAGAAGAAGTTAAAAAGAATGGCCCAGATAAATACAAGAGAGAAATATTAAAATTCTGCAGAACTAAAGGCGAATGTTCTTACTACGAAGCTAAACTGCAGTTTGACAATGATGTATTACTAAGAGACGATTACTATAACGAGTTGATTATGTGTAGAGTCAACTCCAAACACATTAGGAGTGACAATGGTGACGAGTAGAATTACATATAATGTTTTTGAAATTTTAGAGAAAGTATCTGCTGCAAAGAAAAAAGCAGATAAAATTAAAATCTTAAAAGAAAACGAATCTACAGCCTTGCTTACCGTACTACAAGGCTGCTATCATCCAAGGATTAAATTATCCTTGCCTGAAGGTGCACCACCTTACGAGGCTTGTGACGCACACAACGCTCCATCTAATCTTCATAAAAAATGGAAAGACTTTGGTTATCTTACCGGAAAACAAGCTCAAAAGCTCGGTAAAATCAAAGTAGAAAGAATGTTTATTCAGCTTCTTGAGTCGATCCACCCTCAAGATGCTAAAATCGTATTGCAGATGAAAGACAAAAAACCTTTCAAGGGTCTAACCACTGCAGTTGTACAGGAGGCATACCCTAATTTGATTCCGCCTGTATAATATATTATGATAACAATAATAAAGGATCTCTATATATGGTTTCTCAACTCGAAAGACTTAGAAAAGATTACCGTGAACTTCAAAATTATGAATACAAAATGAATAAACAAGGGAAGTTTGATGTAGTCAAAAAACTAAAGTTAAAACGAGATTTCTTGGGAAGGTCAATTAATGATTTAGAGGAGCAAATTTCTGCTTTTTCTTCTTGACTAAGTAGAAATTCTAATATATAATACAGTTGCTGTTGGGGTCGGGAGAATATACACTCTTACCTCAACAGCTTTTATTAATTTTTGGAGTATGTTATGGGAAATTCAAGCAACATCGCCGAAAAGGTCATTTTAACAGATTGCGATGGCGTGCTTGTCGATTGGCTTTTTGGATTCAAACAGTTTATGGCAGAACGTGGTTATGCTGAACAAGACGATACTGGATATGCTATTTGGAAACGTTATGGTTTCATTAACAAAGAAGCAGGTGAAGGTCTCGTTCGTGAGTTTAACAACTCTGCCGCTATGGCATACCTGACTCCGCACTTAGATGCAGTCAAGTATGTTAAGAAGTTGCATGAAGAATGCGGTTATGTTTTGCGTGTTATCACTTCTATGTCTTTGAATAAGTATGCATACAAAGCACGTCTACAGAACCTTCATGCTCTGTTTGGTGAAACTGTTATTGATGAGCTTGTTTGTCTTGATACAGGCGCTGATAAAGATGATGCACTTGAGCAATATCGTGGTACAGGCTGTATTTGGGTTGAAGATAAGTATAAAAACGCTCAGCTTGGAAAAGATTTCGGACTCGACGCTTTTTTGATTGACTTACCGCACAATAGGAAGTATAATTTTGATAATCGTATCTCAGGCTGGAAAGATATTTATAATTATATTGTCGGAGAATAACGAAAACTTAAAAGGAAGTAAAGATGAAAAGAATTTTTGCCGCTCTAAGCTTAATTAGCGTTGGTGCATGCGCTACTCCAGCTGCAGCGGAGACTGCAATCGTAGTAGATGTAGAACCTAACTTGATCGAAGTGGTTCGCAGTGTTCCTGTAACGAAATGTAGGACAGCTCAAGTGCCAATCTATGAACAAGTAGACGGTGAAGGCGCTACTGGTCTACAAGTCCTTTTTGGCACACTGTTTGGTGGTTTAGCTGGTAAAGCTCTTACTGATAAAGATGAAGGCGCTGTTGCTGGTGCAGTTATCGGAGGAGTAGTTGCGGCTGAAGCAGGTCGTGCACCAGAACTTCGTATTGTAGGATATGAAGATAAAGAAATTTGCACGAATAGCTATGTTCAACGTACTGAATCTGTTACTAAAGATTATACTATTCAATACGAATGGAATGGTTACCGAGGAAGAGGTTTGGTCGATAACCAATATGAAGTTGGTGATGAAATCGAAGTGAATGTTTCTGTGACTATCTGTCGCAGTAAAAATTGTAATTAATTTATTATCTGCCCGTAGCTCAGCTGGATAGAGCAACGGATTTCTAATCCGTGGGTCGAGGGTTCGAATCCTTCCGGGCAGGCCATTATTACCGCCGGTATAGCTCAGTTGGTAGAGCAGTTGATTTGTAATCATCAGGTCCCGAGTTCGAATCTTGGTGCCGGCACCATTTTTAAAGGAAAAAAGATGAAAGAACAATTGGTAAAAGCGGCTCGCATGCATGCAGAAGGAGAGTTGGAAAGAGCGAAAACTAATATTTTAGTATATATGAATCAGTCCGTAGGTATCGGAGAACACAGCGATATCGTTGAAGCGATTCAAGAAGAATTGGATAAAATGGCCGCAGCTAATGATCGTATAGAAATGTTGGATAAGTATTTTTAAATTATGAAAGACTTAGTAGTTATCGACGAATTCTTACCAAAAAAAGAACATCGGGCGATCTATGAACGTTTAATGATGAGAGAGTGGAAGGCTGTTAACGATACCCCTGACGATCCTCTTTCTGATAATTCCGGATATGTCTCTCATGTAAGCTTTACTGATATATCAACTCAGACAATAATCCATAATTGTCTAGAGTATGATTCTTTGAGAAAAATTGTACAAAATAAACATAGAGCCTCAATATATAATAAATATGACCCAAAGACTCCTACTTATTTTCACACTGATGCAATAGGTGGTCATACATTAATTTATTTTCCGGATATAGCTAAATATGATTTTATGATGTCAGGAGAAACGCAAATCTTAATTAATGATCAGATCACAGGAGTTCTACCTATACCTAACAGATTGATGGCGTTTCCCGGATCGCTTTGGCACAAGGGAACTTCATTTACAAGTAATCAACCTAGATACTCTTTCGCAATTCAATTTAAAGATATATAAAAGATGCCAGTTTATACATTTAAAGATAAAGAAACACAGGAACATTTCGAGGTTAATATGCCTTTGGAAGAGTTTAAATCTTTTCTACAGGGCAATCCAGAATACGCCCAAGTGTTTAAAATGCCAGCTACAATTTCTGGCAGGATGTCAACACATCGTTTAGCTGGTCAGGGCTGGCAAGATATTTTGAAAAAAGTTAAGTCTAACTCGGGTAAAAAAAATACAATCAATGTCTAGCAAACAACAGATTCGTAAAATAAATGCGATGAAACTCCGGATCGAAGATTTACCTGAAATTGAACCTATCACTAAGAATCAGGAAAAAGCTTTTTCTCTTTATGAAGAAGATAATCATTTGATTTTATCAGGAAGCGCAGGTACAGGCAAAACCTTTATCGCACTCTATCTCGCACTCGAAGAAGTGCTTGACAAAGATACTCCATACGATAATATAGTTCTTATTCGTTCAGTGGTTCCCACTCGAGAGATTGGGTATCTGCCTGGAAACGAGGAAGATAAGAAGGATGCATATACTGGTCCATATCGGGCCATTACTGCAGAGCTCTTTGGTGTTGGTGACGCATGGAATAAGTTGAAGCAAACAGGTGTAATTAATTTTGAAACAACTTCATTTATTCGTGGCACAACATTTAATAATGCAATCGTTATTGTAGACGAGATGCAAAACTTAAACTTTCATGAGCTAGACTCGGTAATCACAAGACTTGGTAGAGATTGTCGATTTATAGCTTGTGGAGATTATTACCAATCAGATTTTGATAAGGATAAAGAAAGAAATGGGATACTCAAATTCATGAACATTGTAGAGCATATGAAAGACTTTGAGGTGGTTGAGTTTGGATGGCAGGATATTGTGCGATCTGGTTTTGTGCGAGATTATATTATGACTAAAGAAATGTTGGAGATTCGTTAATGGCTAAGTTTACACGTTTCGACCCACGCAATAAAAAGAACGGACGTAATAAAAAGATTACCCTTGAGGGTAAGTCGAAGAAAAAAGGTTTTAGTGTTAAGACCTTCTTCGAAGAGGAGAACGAAAAGTATATAAAGAAGTATAAGAAGTTCGTTGAGGACGAGGCTTACTAGATGTTTAAACATCATGAGTATGTTTCTGATATTGATTACAGATCTATGACCAGAGACTTATATTCAGATTATACTGACTATAATAGAGGCCGAGAAATCCACGAGAAATTAATTAAATCTTCAGAAGAAGTTCTTCCTTACAAAGAAGCTTCTGAAAAAAATTCTAACATTCATTCCGACATTTATAATCATGTTATCGGAAAGACTAAAAAATTTCCTTTAAATAATGTTTCGTGCACTACAGAAGCTCATTTTCATCAAATTTTTGATTTTAGACTATCTTTTAATTCAATACATACGGTTTGGCTCAGGATATTAGCAACATTCGTTTCTCTTCATGATGCAATGTTAAAACATAAAAAATTTAATGACCCAATCATAGTTTTATATGATGAGCCAAGAGATAACTACTTAGTAGTAACAGGACAACAGAGATTTTTTTACGCTAAAATTATGGGTATTAATCTCGAGGCTATCGTATATTCTTTTGGAACATCAGCTGCTGAAAAAATGTCGAAAGATATACCTGATATATATTGGCTTAATCGCAATACAATTAAAGAAAAATTCTTTTTTAGAATGACTCCTAGAAGCGAAATTTTTTGTCATAAAGGTCATGCTATGTTACAGCAGCAACATGATAAAAGTCGTGATAATTTTATGCTAGATCATCATAATATAATTTTAAATTATCCTATAGAATTTAAACAATATTCAGAAGAAACTTATTTCTATAGAGATAAATTGTATGTTGGATTTCTACAAAATGATTCAGCAAAAAAGAAAATAAAAGTTAATGTTAAAGATGAATATGGCATATTTCAATATATGCTTTGGAGATATGTGGGGATTGATCTATCAGAATTTAAAATGGATAAAAAGTTCGAGATAATTAATGAGCTTTGATCAATATGAATCTATTTTCTATAACTTATGTGAAGAAAAATATGGCCCTTCAGAAAATCTTTTAGATGTTGACAGTACTAAAGATTTTTTAGAATTACAAAATTTCGTAAAATTATGGGAAATAAAAACTCTCGATAAAAAATGGAGATCAGATAACCCTCCGTTACTTTTAAGAAATACTATCGATCTTTTGGGTAGAGCTTCAAGCATATACGCACTGTTTAAGCAAGGGTTAAATTTCTCTTCGCCTGTTACAATTCTTAAGTCAAGAGAAAGATATATCGTTTCTCCTGGACATCAAAAATATGCGCTTAACAGAGTATGTAAAGAAGTTAATATTCCCGCAGTAGTAATAGATTTTGATAAAAGTGATAAAATTTTTTCAGAGGCTACTTTAAGTCACGACTATGATTTATTCTATAAAAAAGGGTTTTTTGGTGACTCTGTTTATTGGATGTATGCGCAAAAACAACAAGTATCTTCTGATGAATATGATTTAGTATCTTCTAAATTTTTAGGAACTGATGAGAAAGAAGATTTTTGGTCATTTAAGGTTGATTTTTTATCTAAAATAGATAGCTTAAAAAACTCCTTGACTTTTTGGCACAATGGAGTTAAAGTCAGTAAAATAGATAACAGTTATCAAATGTTAAATATCGAACTATATACTATTGAAGGATTGGCGCAGTTCGTGTTAGAATACTTCTGCGACTATAACAATTTTTGTATTGAAAGACAGTATAGGATAATGGAATGATTTCTGGTAAAGTATGGGGTTCTACGGAACTGATTGAGGCGAACGGTGCACTAGAATTTCACCGCATCACCACTAAAAAAGGTGGTGTATGTTCTAAACATAAACATGAGTTTAAGTGGAATGGATTCTATGTAGAGTCTGGTTATCTGCTTGTTCGTGTTTGGCAGAACGACTATGATCTGGTTGATGAAACCATTCTGGGTCCAGGAGAATGGACTAAAGTTAAACCAGGAGTATATCATCAGTTTGAGTGTATTGAAGACTGCGTAGCCTTTGAAGTATACTGGGCTGAATTTAACCACAATGATATTGTTCGTGAAGATGTGGGTTATGCAAAATAAAACTTTTGAACATGTTCAAGTTAATCTTGGTTATGATGACCTACTGACTGAAACCACCGAAGCTGGTCGTACGTATTTTACAGAAGACAGCGAAAAATATCCATCAATTACTACTGTGCTCTCTATCTTAACCAAAGCAGGGATCGCTGCATGGCGTAAACGTGTTGGCGAGGAAGAGGCTAATCGTATTTCAAGGCAGGCAGCTGGACGTGGAACGGATGTACATGCAATCGTTGAAAAATATTTGGATAATGATCCAAATTATGCAGAAGGGTATATGCCACATATCCTTAATACATTTAATGATATCAAACCTATCTTGGATGAGCGTATTGGAAAAATTTATGCACAAGAAGCGCCTCTTTATAGTCATCATCTTGGTGTCGCTGGTCGAGTTGATTGTGTGGCTGAATTTGATGGACAAATTTCTATAATTGACTTTAAAACGTCAAGGAAACGCAAAACTCGTTCAATGGTATATAACTACTTCAAGCAAGAGGCTGGTTATGCTGTTATGTGGGAAGAACGTACAGGTATGCCAATTACTCAACTGGTGACTATCATGGCAGTAGATCATGATAATCCGATTGTATTCGTTGAGCATCGAGATGATTGGATTGATAAACTAAAAGATGTAATTTCTCAGTATAATGCCCAAGCATAATTTAAATCTTACTGGTTCTTTACTGATGGGAAGTGTAGGAAGAAACATTATCTGGCAAGTTTTTAAATATTGTTTAGATAATAATCCAAAAGAATTAAATGTAAATATTTTTTGGTATGGCGGCCATATATTAGATTTCAGTCACTTCGAAGATCAAGAACCTTTTCAAGAGAAAATTAATTACCTTTTATCTCAACTAAACTTAGGCGATTGTAAATTAAATATATCACATAAATTACAATGTTATCGAGAAGGTAATCCTCCTATCTTCGAAAAATTTTTTAAAACATATCAGTTAAATGCGCATGAAGTTTTTAAATATAATAAAGTAAAAAAGAATAAAGTATGTTTTTGGAGATTCGATGCAACATATAATTCAGCTAATCGTTTAGGAAAATCAACAAGAGAAACTGAAGCCAAACTTTTTTCAATGTTTCCTGAAGATTGGGAAGATTTGTATGACATGTTAAACAAAAAATATGAAATTATAGAATTATCTTACAGAACTCCTATCAGAGAAGTAATGTACCATTTAAGGGAATGTGAGTTTTGTGTTGGATACGGTGGCATGTATCATTCATTAGTAAATATGTTAAATAAACCTATGTTTTGTATTTTAAAGCCGAAAGTGATGCTCGAGCGTGTGGAGAAAGAAAATCACTTTTTTGATATTGTTGTGAATCGAGATAAGCTAGTATCAATGTTATAATAATATGACCAAATTAGATTTAATAGATAATATTAATCTACCAGGAAAGCTGTTAATGGGCAATCTTATTAGAAAGTCTGTATTAACAGCCTTCAAATATAACTTTCTACACTCCCTCGATATTTTAAATGTAAAAATTTCTTGGGAAAAACGGTCTATTGATAAATATTCACACTTTGAAGATGTAGAACCTTGGGAAGAGAAGGCCAACTTTCTCTTTTCAAAATTAGATGTTGATTGTAAAATTAATGTTGAGCATGAAGTAATAGATAAAAAATTTGTGTGGGATAGGAAAATACAAGATATATCTTTTATTGACACCCCTGCCGTAGATATCTTTAGAAATAATCTAAAAGAAAAAAATAATAAAGTGTGCTTTTGGATGTTTGATATGAATGCAATCTCTTTTAGATATAAATCTGAAAGCGAATTTCAAAGAGCTGGAAAAATAGAAACTTATTCTCAAGATCAATGGTATGAAATTTTACGTTATTTAAAAAGTAGGTTTGATGTCGTAGAGCTTGATTATAGAACTCCTATTAGGGAAGTGTATTACCATCTCTCAACATGTGAATTCATATTTTCATATTCAGGAATCTATCATAACATAGCGACTTTTCTTAATAAGCCGATTATATCTATACTAAACATGAAATACTATCCTGCAGGATATCTTCAAATTAGATGTCCATATGAATTATTATGTCTACCAAATTTTAATGATTTACTGAATGATAAGTATTTTGATTCATTAATACAAGAAGCGAAGAGTCTAAGGAGACTTAAAAATGTACATTGATCGTGCTGTCATTGAGATTAATGGTGGCTGTAATTATTCATGTCAGATGTGCCCACAGTCTCAACCAGGCGGCAGAGGTAAAAACTGGCTAAAGAAGATGTCTTTGGGAAGATTTGAAAGTGTTATTGATCAGTTGGTTAATAGTGGGCTGCGGGTTGTTAACCTTGAGGGTAGTGGCGAGCCTACTCTTAATAGTAACCTTGATGAATATGTAAGAGTTGTCAAGAAACATGGAGCGAAAGCTTTTATGTTCTCTAACGGTAATCGTATGCATGGTGACTACATGAAACGGGTCGTGGATGCTGGCGCAGACTACTTTCGCTTTTCAATTATCGGCTACAGTCCAGAGACATATTGGGCATGGATGAACTCAAAAGAGTTTACAAAAGTCATTAATAATCTCGAAGCTATGCAGAGATATGTAGAAGACTCAGGCTCAGACTGTACTGTTGCAACATATCATCTTGTTATGGATAATGATAATGTTGATTATGAAGTAGAGCAATATCGCAAGATTGTCGATAATGCTGGAGTAAAGACTGAAATCTGGAAGATGCATAACTGGTCAGGCGTATATGAACCAGAGTATGGTCGAGAGGGTAAGGTGAAGACTTGTGGGCGGCCATTCTCCCCAGACTTAGTTATTCGAGCAGGCGGCGCTCAGGGCAAATGGGGCGCTGTACATCCTTGTTGTCAGGTTCTCGGTAGGGATGATGATGCTATTCTTGGGCATATGTCAGATAATACAGCAGAAGAAATTTGGAATGGTCATGAATACGAGCAGCTAAGGAAGCAACATACTACAGGAAATTATCCTGACTTTTGTAAAGGTTGTGATTTTCTTATTGACGATCCGGAGGTGTTAGTATATACTAATCATCAAAGAGACCTATATAAGATGCACGGTACTGAGTTTAATTTAAATGATTACAGGAAAATTATATGAGCAATATTGCAAAGATTGGTATTATCGGTTATGGTTACGTAGGTAAGGCCATGGCTGCAGCCTTTGATAAATCTGACCTACTTGATTATGATATTGTCGATCCAGCATATGAAGAGTATAATCAAGATTTAGTAGAGATGATGAAGAACTGCGACGCAGCAGTTGTATGTGTGCCAACACCAGAGAGCGATGATGGTAAATGTGATGATTCTATTGTCATTGATGTAATCGAAAAGATTGGTCAAGATAAACCTATCTTGATTAAATCGACAACAGATATTGACACACTTCAGTTCTTCAAAGATAATTATCCGAATGTATGTTTTTCTCCAGAGTTTCTCCGTGGACGTAATGCTGTTGAAGATTTTTTAGCAGAGGATAAAATGATTATTGGTGGAGAGCCTGATCAAGCAGAGGGTTGGATGAATGTGTTTCAGTCTTGCTTAAACATTAAGAATGAAGTTTTTATTGATATTGTAGAGGCTGGTTATGTTAAGTATGCAGAAAATTCATTCTTGGCTATGCGTGTAACTTTCTTCAATGATCTTTACAATCTAATGCAGAAGGCACATCCTCAGCTGGATTATGACTCTACAGTTTATGCTCTTGGTGTTGACCCAAGGATTGGTCATTCGCACAATCAGGTTCCTGGGCCAGACGGGAGATATGGTTGGGGCGGTCATTGTTTACCTAAAGATACTGCAGCTTTCGTAAATTTTGCTGAACGTAATAACACAAAGCTCCCGTTAATCGAATCTGTTCGAGACATTAATATTACGCATCGGTCAAAATGAAAAACTTAATTTATCAAGTATCAGTCGGTAAACCATCGAAGCTATATCAGCACTGTATTCAATCAGTAGCTGGATATTGTAAGAAACACAATATCGAACATTATGTTTTGACTAAACCAAAGCTGAGGATTAATCCTAATCCTTTTACGTCAAATCGTTCTGAAGGCGCATCACGTCTTGGATATTTGCCGATTTATGAAAAAGAGAACGCATTTGATCTGCTCCCAAAGTATGATCAAATAGCTATCGTTGATAGCGATATTTACATTCGTCCAGACAGCCCAAATATTTTTGATGAGTTTGGTACAGATAAACCTTTTGGTGCTGTCTGTGAACGTGAGATGCCGATTAACAGACAGTATGCATCTAAGATTCATAACTATTCAGGTATGCAGTATCATAACTTACATGGCCTGAAGGGATTAGATTTTAAACCAAACAAGCTAGGATATGAATTTTATAACATGGGGCTGATGTTAATGAACCAGTCTTTCTATGATATTATCCAAAAAATGCCGGCAAAACAATGGGTTACACAATCTGAGTTTCAGCCATTCATTGACGGTGTGGGTAACTGGAAGTGGTCTACTGACCAGACGCTACTTAACTATTTCATGAAGTCCAGAAAAGTTGATGTTAAACACATGCATTGGAAATGGAACGGACTTTATACTGCTAACACTAAAATCTCAGAGTGTCACTTTGTCCACTTTTTTCTAAAAGATAAACTTCCAGAGCGTGGCGAGAATGTTACTCAGTTAATGGAGCAAATTTAAATGCGAAAAACATTAATTTCTCATCGTGGTAATGTAAATGGGATTAACAAAGATCTTGAGAATAATCCTGAATATATTGATCAGGCTCTAGATCATGGTTATCATTGTGAGATCGATGTATGGCGCCACAAAGATAAGTTTTATCTTGGCCACGATGAGCCTATGTACAAGATTCCAATTAAATGGTTGATGAATCGTAAATGGAATTTGTGGGTACACTGTAAAAATATCGAGGCATTAGAACATATGTCTCGATATTACCTCAACTACTTCTGGCATGAGAGTGATAAGTACACAATGACCTCTCGAAGATGGGTATGGGCTTATCCAGGTCAAAGAACCTCTACTAAATATAACAGAACGATTGCAGTATTGCCAGAATGGGACAATACTGATGTGAGCGAATTTGCCGGAGTCTGTTCGGATTTTATTGAACAATATAAATGAAAATTGCAGTTTGTTTTAGTGGGTTATATCGAAAAAATATAAGAATAAATCCATATTATTTGCATGCTAATTACGAAAAGGCATTTCCAGATGCTGATTTTTTCTATCACACATGGGATGAATACGTAACAGATATACCTGTAATCTATCATGATGCTTTATCTTCATGCCCCGAACCTTTTGTAAATTATCATACCGTTTTTGATGTTTCGGTAAGTAGCCCTCACCCCAAGTTTCCAGAATATAAAAAAGGCAACATACCAGACACAAAGAAGACAAAGCTTTTGCGTCAAACAAAACAAATCCTAGGGCACGCTGATTTATTGTCTAAAATCCCACAAGATTATGATGTTATTGTCAGGGCTAGATATGATGTGAACATTTGGGATGTAAATTACGATGAATTTTTAAATATGGCCGCCGAAGGAACGCCAGTTGGTTTCGTTACTAAGCCAAAACAAGGCCAGGAGTTCGGTAAATTACATGAGGCAACGAAAGAAGACGAAGAAACTTGGCTAGGGCATTTGCCTGATTACATGATAATTCACAACCGAAAAAAATTTGATAGTGAATATGTTTTTCGACTTCATCATGAACAAAATTTACTCCCGGGCGAATGGGGTTGGTGGCAAGTTCTGAGTGAACCATATGGTGATAATCACAGGGTATTTTGTGGATATGCACAGATAGTAAGATAATATTGAAAGTTTAAAATGATAAAATTAGTTCTTTTTGATTTAGATGGCGTTTTGATCGACGCAAAAAAAATTCATTATCAAGCATTAAACGAAGCCCTACCCAAAGACTATCAGATTAGTCGAACCGAACATATTAACATTTACGACGGTAAGAAAACCACTGAAAAGCTGGAAATGCTAACAGAAAGAAAAAGCTTACCTGAAAATCTCCATCAACAAATTAGTGTTCAAAAGCAAAAGAAGACGATGACTTTGCTTTCGCAACTTAAACCCATAGCAGAGATCGTAAGTCTCTTTAAGGAGCTAGAGAAACAGGGGTATACTATAGGTGTGTGCTCTAATTCTATCCGTCGCACGGTCCTAACAGCGCTTGCAAAGAGCAAACTAATTGAGTATTGCTCAGTCATTATTTCTAATGAGGATGTGAAAAACTCCAAACCTCATCCAGAAATGTATTGGAAGGCTATGTCTGTTATGGGAGTGCTGCCCGAAGAAACACTTATTGTAGAAGATTCGCCACCGGGACTTTTAGCAGCCGCTAGAAGCAGGGCTAAGTATATTCGAGTAGATGATCCTTATGATTTGACACGGGAAAAAATATTCTCGAATTTACAAGGTGGAGAAATTATGCAAAAATGGAAATCTGATAAACTTAATGTTCTGATCCCCATGGCAGGAGCAGGAACACGTTTCGCTCAAGCTGGGTACAGTTTCCCGAAGCCTTTGATTCAAGTTCATACAAAGCCGATGATCCAAGTGGTGACAGAAAATCTGGGGCTTGAGGCTAATTTTATCTATGTTGTTCAAAAAGAACATAGAGAAAAATTTAATCTTGATACAATGCTGAACCTCATCGCACCAAACTGTAAAATTATTGAAGTGGATGGCATAACAGAAGGTGCAGCTTGTACAGCGTTGTTAGCTAAAGAGCATATTGATAATGAGAATCCACTATTTTTTGCTAATTCAGATCAATTTGTGGAATGGAATCCTCTAGAATTTATGTATGAAATGCAGGAACGGGATGCTGATGGTGGGATTGTTACGTTCAAAGCTACACATCCAAAATGGTCCTTTGCTAAAGTGAATGAAGAAGATATCGTCACTGAGGTTGCAGAAAAGAATCCTATTTCAGATAATGCGACAGTTGGATACTACTATTGGAAACATGGCTCGGATTTCGTTAAATATGCCGAACAGATGATAGAAAAAGATATTAGAGTGAACAATGAATTCTATGTCTGTCCTGTGTTTAACGAGGCTATCGAGGATAATAAACAAATTAGAATCCATAAAGCCAAGGATATGTGGGGATTAGGTACTCCAGAAGACTTAGAATATTTTTTAAATAATTACGGTACGAAATAATGACAAAAGCTGTATTCGTTGCTCCAATTGCTAGTAAACATTTTGATGTAGGTGTAGATTTCGTTGAATCCTACAATAAACATTTTGATGATGATAACTTATATCTCGTTTTTTCTAATGAAAAGGAATGTCAACTCTTTTTTGATAAATTAAAGGAAGATATTAGATTTAAATACATCGTTTGTGACGAAGAGTTATATTGTTCAAAGCCGATGACACAGAAAAAAATCTTCGGTGTAAAGTGGGTTTATGATAATGTCCCTGAAGTCGATTATGTCGGGGTCATTGATGTCGATTCAAGGTTCGTGCGTAACTTTGATTACCCGAAAAGATTTGAGGAAATTTGCGATAAAAAGACGATTTATGGTTCTCCGATCGCAGATAATGGCGTAAGAACCAAGTGTATTATCGACCCTGCAAGAAAGTTTTTTAATGAAATTGATTTTAAGATAATTCAACAGACTACAAAAAACTTTACGATATACACTTGGTTCAATGAAATCCCTGTTTATGATCGAAAATATTTTTATGAGTTTTTGGATTATATTAAATACACAACGATTCTACCTCGACTAACATATGCCGACTTTGATTTTACCCTTTACACATATTTTCTTTATGCCAAGGGGTATTATAAATTAGAAGTGATGACAACTCAAAATGGCGATCCTTTGCCGGGAACTATTAGTGGTAGTTTCGTCGAAGATCATGTTCGTTCAAACATGTCCAGATTAATTTTCGAGGATGTTTTCGCAAAATACAAGCCCATGTGGATACGTAATCCCATTAGCGAAAATCTGATGTCAAACGTTTTCATGCGGTTGCATACTGATTGGAAATAAAATGAAGAATGCTATATTTCAATATTATCTTAATTTTAATGGAGTTGGTAAGCAAGGCGCTCATTATCCAACAGAAGGTAAACCTGAATGGGTTGAGCGTTCTGTGCAATATTTTAAAGAATACGCTAAAAAGCATGGCGCAGAATATTTTTTCTTTGAAGATCGTTATGTTAATGCAACGTCAAATTTTTTTGAAATTTTAAGGCTGTATAAAGATCCTATCTTCGATAAATTTGATAATGTATTGTATCTAGATGTTGATGTCATGCCAAAAAATATGGATGCTAATATTTTTGATATTCATTTTGGAGATGTAGCTGGATGGCCAGAATGGCGTGCGCCTGAAATCGCTGTTTCGATAAACTGGAATGCAAATCATCAGATAGCTAGTAGGTTTGCTGACTTTGGTGCACCTGTTGTGCCTTCGAAATCAGCTCCTACTAATCTTCGCATGATAAACTCTGGGGTTATGCTTTGGAAAAAGCGAGCTAGAATAAAAGCCAGAGAATCGTTTGACGATCATGAAAAATGGTTTCATCATAAAAATGCGCTACTTGATTCAAAATGGACTAGCGCAGGACATAGTTCCCACTGTCTTGATCAGCCATTCCTTAATGCCATGTTTAATAAAAATAATTTTAAAGTAACTGAGCTGGGTATGGAATGGAATAGATTCCCAACAAAAAAAGAAAGTTTTCCTTGTAACTTTGCACATTATGTTGGGGATTACAGATACAATATTCCAAAGATGTTTGAGGAATTATAATGAAAGTTGCAGTTTGCGTCTCGGGCTTGCCAAGAAGCAGTATCAGGGAGGATGTTAGACCTAATATTGAACGGCTCGAAGAAAATTTCCCTGATGCCGATTTTTATTTTAGCACATGGTTAAGTCAAAAAGAGTATATTAGTAAATATTTTCCTGATAAAACAGTAGCATTTTTTCCTGAGCCAAAAGTTGATTATCATCCTTTCGTTGATGCAGATATTGACTTTCATGAAGTTACCCCCAAGCTTGAAAAGACTATTAATCAAGCGAAGCAAAACAAAGTATTTCGAGAAACTTCTTCTCATCAAACGAAACAAATTTTAGCTCATGCATGTGCAGTTGATTATATTACATCTGATTATGATATTATAATTAGAGCACGTTGGGATACATGGACAGCTAAAAACGCCAAGAAACATTTTAATAATTTTGCTAAAATAGCCGCAGCGATGAATTGTGCAGTAGGCTTTGGCACTTTAAAAGAACACTGGAGTATGTTTAATCAACCCTTTAATATTTCTGATAACGAGGGGTATCATTATAATTTTCTTTTTGATCAATTAATTATTCATCCAAAGAAAATATTTAATACTGATAATGTATGGAAGCTACATAAAGAAAAACTACTTCTCGCTGCAGAGTTTGGCTGGTGGCAAGTTCTTTCTAAAAATAATAATCATATTTCTATATCCGGATTAGCCAACCCAGATAGAAGTGTATCTCCAGAGTTTTTAATTTAATGAAGACTTGCATTTTTCAATATTGGATTGGTGAAGAACCTCAGTGGGTCAAAATCAGCAAGAGAAAGTTTAAAGAATATGCTGATGCTGTTGGCGCAGATTATATCTTTTCAAATCAACTAAAATACTGTGATAACTCTTACTTCGAAAATCTAAGAGTATTACATGATCCATTATTTTCTAAGTACGATAGAGTATTATATGTTGATGTTGATGTAATACCAGAAAATTTTAACAATATTTTTGATGAGGAAATTAGAGATATTGGATTAATTCCAGAATACAGGCCAAAGGGTATGAATGCTGATCCATTTTTTGGATTGACAAAAGTCGAAATTCAATATAAACTAGCTGCATCATATTTTAAAGTTCCTGTTCACACCCCGAAGACAGTAAAAGCTTCATATTTAATGTTTAACAGTGGTGTTATTCTTTGGTCAAAAGAAGGAATACAAAAGGCTGCTAAACATTTTATGAACTGGGAAAGATGGCATTATAAACTTGAAGGTAACATGTCTTTAGATCAGCCATATATAAATGGTCAGGTTCAGAAACATTTAGATTATACAGAGCTAGAATTAAAATGGAACTGCTATCCTAAATTTAGATTTTATGAAGGTAAAGAGCCTAAAGAAATGAACTTCGTTCATTACACTGGCGGTAAGAAAAAATACATAGAGGAATATTATGAGTGAGTATACAAAAATTAATGTTGGTTGTGGTTGGGAAACTAGAGATGGCTGGTTAAACGTTGACAATACACAAAAACATCAACGAGTTAATTATCCAATCACGTTTATGGATGCAACTACAACTTGGCCTCATGAAGATAATACATTTGAGTACGTATTAAGCGAGCATATGATTGAGCATATTCCAGCTAAAAAGGGACTAGCATTTCTAAAAGAAGCATTTAGATGTTTACAAAGTGGAGGCGTGATTCGAGTCTCTTGCCCTGAGCGTGGCTTTTTTGAGTCTCTACCTGGGAATGACGATCATCCGTTCGTCGTAAATTATTCTAGAAAAATTTTTAACAGAGAGCCTTCTTTTGGCGTTTCCAAGCGCATTTCTGATAGGACTTTGTTTGAACAGGGGCATGTTTGGGTTCCAACAACACAGCAACTTATCGACCAAGTAGCCAAGGCAGGATTTGTTGATGTTAAAAGTGTTGAGTATGGTAAATCTGAACACGAGGCTTTTAATGGTATCGAAGTTAATGATGGTGTTCGTAATTGGGAGTCTGTGGTAGTTGAGGGAACTAAGCCATGAGTGAAATGAGAAAGCTTTTTGATAAATATAAATGTGACAAAGGTCACAAGCATGAATATGATATAGTTTATGAGCCTGATTTTGAAGCTCTAAAAGAACAACCAATTAATATCTTAGACATTGGCATATGGAAAGGTGCGTCAATGGAGGCTTGGTTGGATTACTTTCCAAACGCAACGGTTTATGGGATTGATATTTTTACAAGATTAAATCCAGAAGAAGTACCAGCTTTATCAAAAGATAGAACTAAATGGCTGCAGGGAGATAGCACGTCTCCTAAGATTGTAAAAGAAATTAAGAAAGCTTGGGGTAATGTTAAATTCGATATTATAATTGATGATGGTAAGCATACACCAGAGGCAAATCAGCTTACATTTAGGCATACCTTTCCTTTCTTAAAAGAAGACGGTAGATATTATGTTGAAGATGTTTTTCCGTTTGATATTATGACTCAGAAAGAACTTCAGGATCCTTGGTTAAAAGCAAATCCTGATGAATACAATCTTTTTAAATACATGCAATTTTTAAATGAAATTTCTCCCTATAAAACTAAACATTTTGATGGTCGATATAAACACAGATCACCAACACACGTCGGGGTGTACCTTGACAGCTATATTATTAGAGTGAATCGATGAAAGCGTATGTGATTGCACTTTTTAATGATCAGTATAGTATAACCTGTGCTCGAAGGACTGTAGATACTGCTCGACATTTTAATCAAGACTTACATATCGAAATGGTGAAGGCTACTACTCCTGGAGAAACTATTGATTGGGAGTACACTTACCCCTTACAGGGAGAGAAGAAAGAAGATCATGGTTTACACTTAGTGGGTTATCGTTCAGACAATCACAGAAAAATTATGGCATGTGCTATTTCTCATCTTAAACTTTGGGACCTCTGTGTAGAAAAGAACGAGCCAATTATTATTCTCGAGCATGATGCTGTTTTTACTAGAAAATTTAAACTTTCTAGAATCTCTAACCATATCGAAGATGGCGATATTTGTATGATCAATGATCCACGTGGAGCTACTCGAAGAGGTCAGATGTATCATCAAAACATTATTAAATGGGATTATGGTATGCATATTGTTGATGGTGTAAACATGCCTGATGAAAAAAATCCAGACGGTCTCGCTGGAAATAGCGCATATGTAATTACACCCTCAGCTGCAAAGAAAGCTGCAGAAATGCAAAGAGAGATTGGTCTTTGGCCGAATGATGCTTTGCTTTGTAAGCAGTTCTTCCCAAGAAAACTCAAGTCTTATTACCCCTATATAACTAGAGTAGAGCAAAAACGTTCAACAACAACGAGTTAAATTATGATTGCCAAAGTGATTACCTTGATGAATACTCCACAATCTGTCAAGGTTGCTAAAAGATGTGTTGAATCAGGTGCAGCAAATGGTGTGAATGTTGAGTATTTTAAAGCAATCACGCCTAAGAATGTAGATCAACTTGTATATGATCATGAAATCGATACTCGATTTTTTCGAGAAAAGTGGTCTAGATATAAAAATGCTTTGTCAGCATTTATGTCTCATTACAATTTATGGTTAGAATGTTTTCGCCGTCAAGAAGATTACTTGATTCTTGAACATGATGCAGTTATAATTGATGATATTCCGACATTCCTTCGAGGCGATATTGTTAATTTAGGAAAGCCATCTTATGGCAAGTTTGATATTCCTAAAAAGCTTGGAGAGGGTCGACTTACTTCCAAGCCATTCTTACCTGGAGCGCATGGCTATTATATCACACCAAAAGGCGCAAAAGATCTCATCGTTGAGGCAAAGCGAATGGCAAAACCTACAGACGTTTTCATTCGTAAAGAAAAGTTTGAGATAACTGAATATTACCCTTGGCCAGTAGAGGCACGTGATTCGTTTACAACGATTCAAAGAGAAGATGGCATTCAAGCTAAACATAATTTCCTGATAAAAGGTAAGATGGATATTATTAATGTTCGATAAAGCTTTCCTGACAGGCTGTGATGATAACACAGAATGGATGTTGAAGTGGTGGTTTACTGAATACTCAAAGTATAATACTACTCCAGTTATCTTTGCTGACTTTGGTGTCAGTGAGGAGATTCGAGAATATGCTGAACAAAATTTCGCCAAGGTCATCACACTAACTGGACGAGAAGATAAAAACTGGTTCTTGAAACCAGAGGCTATGATTCGTGCATCAAAGTTCTCAAAGAAAACTTGTTGGATTGACACTGATTGTCAGGTTTTACGGAACATTTCAACGATTTTTAACTACTGTCAGGAAAATAAGCTGGGAATGGTTGAAGACTTACCCTGGTCAAAACGCAGAGGAGAGACATGGCATAACTCTGGAATCGTTTTATTCGAGGGCACGCCAAAAATCTTAAGAGATTGGAGAAATCAGATTAATGAAAGTCCGACTGTTGGAGATCAAGAGGTTTTACACTTAATGTTAAGAGGCGATCCTCTGAAGAAGCGAATATATATTGAAGACTTGCCTAATATTTACAACTGGCTACGTATTCAGCTTCTAGATGGTCAGGACTCTTCAAAGAAAAAGATTATTCATTGGACAGGTTTTAAAGGTAAAGCGCAAATAAGAAAGATGATTGAAAATGCCTAGAGTTGCTCATGTTATTGGTAATGGTCATGCATCCAATCTTTACACTCCTCAAAAAGGAATGAAGATTTGTTGTAACTTACCTCCTTTTGAAATTCCGAATATTGCTCTATCTTGTATGGTAGATTTTAAGATGATGAAAGCTCTTTATGAAGGATCATTAGAAAACCCATATACTTGGGTGTTAGGTATGCGTCCAAAGATGTATATGGAGAAATATAGCGACTTTAGATTAAAGCATATGGCACAAGTAAAAGAGTTTTATACTACTTTGCCTAAATATGCAGGTAATGGCGGGCAAGGTTATACTAATTTTAATTGTGGGCACTTTGCTTTACACTATACATGTAATAAAATTCAGCCAGAGGAAGTGCATATCTGGGGGTTTGATTCATTAATGGACTTTGATATTCGTTCAAGAACAGATTTTTATCTTAACTCTGATAGAGGCGGAATGAATACACAACGACTGTCGCAGACATGGCGATCAATTACGCATGGCATTTTTAACGAGTTTAACAATATTCAGTTTATAGTCCATCATAAGCACAGCAATATGAAAGTTGAGAGGCCAGATAACGTAGAGGTTATGGTGCATAAATGAAAATCTTAATTTTATATCCTAACATCCCAATGATGTTTACTCCAGCATTGAGCGTTGGGATATTTAATACTATTTGTAAACAAGAGGGCGCTGAAGTTAGTGTGTTTGAAACAACATACTATTCAGAGCAGTTCTCCAACAGGCATGTCAGTTTGACTAGCACTGGTGCAAATAATGGCGGTAATGTAGAGGACTACATGGATATTAAAGATCCGAAGGATATGATTCCGGATCTGAAAGAAAAAGTTGACACATTTAAACCTGACTTAATTTTAATGTCCCTCGCCGAAGATACGTATCATCAAGGTATTGAATTATTAGAAGCAATTAAAGACAGAAATATTCCGAATATTGTTGGGGGTGTTTTCGCTAGAGATGCAAAACAAGTATTACTGAAGCATGATGTTATTGATCAAATTTGTCATCATGAAGGTGAATATGTAGTTCGTGATGCCATTCGTGCATTTAAAAACAATGAGTCTTTTGAAAATATTAAAGGCACGACATACAGGTATGCGGATCATGCGCATACTAATGAAGAACAGCCACTCTGTAATATTTCTGAGTATGCTCCAGATTATGATCTTTTTGAAGATTTTCGCTGGGCCAGACCTATGGGCGGCAGAATCTTTAAACGTGTAGTCGCACTCGAAACATATAGAGGTTGCCCATATAATTGTACTTATTGTAACTCGCCCTCTCAAAGAGCGTTTTCGAAAGAAAATAATCAAGGCAACTTCATGCGTAGAAAAACTGCAGATGTTGTCGAAAAAGAATTAGTTTCCATCTTGGAAAATCATAATCCGGAAATGATTATGATTATTGACGATTCTTTCTTGGCTAGACCAAAGAAAGAGATCGAGTCTTTTTCAAACATGTGGTCGAAGTATAAAATTCCTTTTTGGATGAATACACGTGTCGAGAACTGCAGCCCTGAAGTTTTAGATATGATGAAGCACGCTGGCTGTTATCGTATGTCATTTGGCCTTGAGTCTGGCAATGAACAATATCGTAGAGATATACTTTCCAGAAATGTTAAACAAGAGGTATATCTTGAACATTTTGAATATATTAATGAGTCTAATATTCCATATGCATTGAATATTATCATTGGTATGCCATACGAAACTCCAGAAATGATTGAAGACTCTGCGAAGTTATCCCGTGAAGCAAGAGGATATGACGCTCTAACTATTTCTAAATTTATTCCATATCATGGCACAGGGCTAAGAACTATGGCAGTAAATGCTGGATTCCTAGATCCCAACTTTATTTCTGGTGGCGGTGGACTTCTCGGAGACTATGCTTTGAATATGCCTGAACCATATGTATCTCCAAAACAGGTTGATGACTACATTAAAATTTTCTCGCTATTAGCTTACTACCCAGACAGTATGTGGGATGAGGTGAAGGCATCTTTGCATGATGAAGAATTATATAAGAAACTTGTTGATGATTATAAATCTTCATATTATACTGAATTTCAACAAGGCGGAAAAGATAGAATTAAAAGGCTTGACAAAAAGATTAAAGAAAAGTATAATGAACCTTCTGGTATTAAAGCATGGTCAAAAGGCTGTGCTAAACACGATGAAAGTTCTTCATTTAGATTTGAGATTATGGCAGCGGCATCATGACAACATATTTAATTCCTTGTAGATTAGAAAGCACTCGTTACCCAAATAAACCTTTGCTGGATATTTGTGGACTTCCAATGTTTGCTCATGTATATTTTCGCACTCTGATGGCAGTGGAAGATAATGATAACGTTTTCGTTTGCACACATAATTATGAAATTATGGAAGAATGCGAACGTTTGAATATTGAGTATATCGAGACTGATAGGCTCCCTGTGAATGGCACTGAGCGAATCGCACAAGCAGCAGATAAACTAGGATTATCTGGATCAGACATCGTAGTGAATGTGCAGGGAGATGATCCTATGGTCGAACCTGAAGATTTAATCACACTCGCAAATTATCACAAGAATCGACCTGATGTGGACATCATGCTTCCGCATTTAAAAATGGACGAGCCGAGAACAGATTATCTAACTGGCCATATTGTGACTAATTCTTACGACAATATCTTATATATTTCTAGGAATCCGATTCCGTCAAACTTTAGAAAAAAGATCCCGTACAAGAAGACTTTGAGTATTCAGTCATTTAGAGCAGATGCTTTGTATGAGTTTGCAGCAGAGCCTGAAACTGAACTTGAAAAAATTGAAGGCATCGAGCATCTTCGAGCGATAGACATGGGGCTATGTATCGAGACTTTTGAATTAGGAGAAGAATACACTCCTGTCGACGTTCCAGAACAATATGAAATTGTTCGTAAAAAAATGGTTGACGACCCATTATTTTTAGAGTATAGTCATCTTGTTATTAAAGAGTAAGGACTAATCTAATGAATGACTGGTATGCAGGCGAACGTCGTCTTTACGAAAATCGCTCTACCGAAGAGCTCGCTGAAACTGCTCACATTATTGAGTTTGGTGGTGGCTCTGCCCATGCTCGACGTCAAGTTCGTCTTGAGGCTATTAAAGACATTCTTGCCGAGCGTGAGCAAGGTAACGCTGATATTATCGTCGAAGACAAAGGAGCGCAGTGATGCCACGTGGACGCCCAAAAGGTTCGAAGAATAAACCCAAAAAATATGATGGGGGTATGACTCGTGCAGATGATATTGAATCAACAGAGAACCTCCAGTTTCAGAAAGGACGTATCGTCTGGTCAAACTACAATGCCAAGAAGAAAGGATTGAGCGCAAGGATGTATGGATCCTTGAATAAGGATTGGAAGAAAGTCATCGAAGCTGATGGTGAAATGTCATTCGATGGTGTGCTTAAACTCACTCAGCCTAAAAATGGTAAACCTTACTATGAACTAAGGGATGGTCGACGCTTCGATGTGTTCGGCTGGCCATTAGATACCTAAAACTTTACACGATAGTTGAAAAAAAGTTAAAAAAAGGGGTTGCTTTTGCGACCCTTTTTTATTATATTATATTCATGAGTTTGACATGAAAGGAAATCAAAATGGCTCACGAAATTGAAATGGTAAACGGTGTTGCTCAGATGGCTTATGCTGGCGAGACTCCTTGGCATGGTCTGGGCACTGAAGTGTCTGACGACATTAGCACTGACGGTATGATGAAAGCAGCTGGCCTTGACTGGTCTGTGACCAAGCAGCCTATGTACTACATGGATGATCTTGGTGAGATGGGTGAAGTTCCGGGCAAGACTGCCCTGGTTCGCTCCTCTGATAACAAGGTCATGGACATTGTTGGTTCTGACTGGAACCCTGTACAGAACGTAGAAGCATTCGACTTCTTCCGTGAGTTTGTTGATGCTGGCGACATGCAGATGCATACCGCTGGTTCTCTTAAGGATGGCAAGATGGTCTGGGCTCTGGCTAAGGTCAACGATGGCTTCACTATCAAGACCGCACAGGGTGAAGACTCTGTTGAGTCCTACCTGCTGTTCTCTAACCCACACCAGTACGGTAAGTCTATCGACGTTCGGTTCACTCCGATCCGTGTAGTGTGTAACAACACTCTGACTCTCTCCCTGAACCAAAACGTAGATCAGTATGTACGTGTCGGTCACCAGCGTCCATTTAACGCTGAAGACGCTCATGCTGCTCTGGGTATGGCTCAGCAGAAGCTGGAGACCTACAAGGAAGCGGCTGAATACCTCTGCCAGAAGAACTACACCAAAGAGGACATGATTAACTACTTTAATCAAGTCTTCCCTTCTGCTTCTGAGCGTGCTTCTAACAAGGCTCGTGAGGCTCAAGAGGTGATGCACACTCAAGCTGGTGCAAACCTCGGTGAAGGCACCTTCTGGCAGCTGTTTAACACTGTGACATACATGACTGATCACACTCTGGGTCGCAACAGCGATACTCGCCTTCAGTCTTCTTGGTATGGTTACAACCAGAATGTGAAGAAGAAAGCTCTAGAACTTGCAGTCGCAGCATAGGAGATAAAAATGGCTGATGCAAATATGATGAAAGACTTCCTCGATCGAGTACAAAAGGCTGTTGTTGACGTCCGCTTTGAAAAGGCGGACGGCACCCAGACTAACCGTAAGGTAACTCTTGATCCTAATTATATTCCAGAAGAACGTTCTGTTGATGATCTTATGGAAAGCCTTGAGGTTATTATGGAGAAAGATTATATTCGAGTATACAGTGTCACAGATCAAGGATGGCGCACTATTAAACCAACAAAATTAATCTCATGGATTGGAGCATAAGATGCGACCTAATTATGACAGTGTACTTCGGTACTTTTTGCAGTTCATGGTATTGCCTGTAGGGGTAATGATGATGGCTCTTATCTTTTCATTTATCACTGTAGCGTTTGGTCCTGAATGGTTGCAGTAGATAAAAGTTTACACGATAGTTGAAAAAAATACAAAAAAGGGGGTTGACAGCGACTCCCTTTTTTATTATATTCTATATGTGAGTTAATGAAAGGGACTTGAAATGACAAACCGTGCTGCTGTTTCTACTCGCAACGCTCGTCTCGCTACTGACTTTGGCGAGGAGCTTGCTCGGAAGTGGTTTGGTGATGAGGCGTTTGACTCCATCGATACCAAGTTCGTCCGTGGTAAGAACCAAGGCAAGCTCAAGGGCGAGATTGCTTGGGTCAAGGTCGAGCGAGGCGGTTGGGTCTCCGAAGACCAAGATCAAGGCTTCGTTGCTTCGCCTGGTATGAAATGTGCTGTTCTGCTGGATGGCTACGGTGAAGTTGTTGCTCGAAAGAAGTTTGACTCAGAAGGCAATGGCGTTCTTTACTTTAATAACAAGCTTGGTCAGCATGTTGAAGGCCAATGTTTTCGGTTTGGTAAAATGAAAAAGTAGGAAGGAGAGTAAAATGGCAGGTCGTTTGTTGAAGTTGGATGTTTTCGATGATATGACGGTCTGCACATTGTGGAGAACCGATCGACCAAACTCCCGTGTACAAGTCCGGGGTAAACCGAACTACACCGGAGACGGTTACGACCCGAAAGATCCTTTGGCTGTCTTCTTGGATGGCTTCCCCAGAAGCTCTGGGAACTTCTCTGATTTGTGGGCATTCGTGCCCATGAGCTTGAACCCTAAGAATCCTGGTTACGCACAAGGGCGTGATTGGTTTGACAAGTACTTTGATGATGCAGATGTGCAGTGACAAATTGTGTAAAAATTTACACGATAGTTGAAAAAAAATCGAATATAGGGCTTTACATTCCTGCAAAAAGTCCTATATTCATAAGTGTAAGAAAGAAAGGAAATCGAAATGCAGTACAAAGTTCTCCAGATTCAACTCACCAAGGCTGAAGTCGAGATGGTCAACAACGGTGTTGAGCTTCGTAAGCACGTTCTCAAGTCTTGGATGTTCGGTAAGAACGTAGTCAAGAATGCTAAGAAAGCTCTTGATGCTGACTACTACGATCACGTGATGACCGTTGATGCCAAGAACCTCGAAGATGTGTATGCCGTTGGCAACTTTATGCATGATCGTGACCTTGACAAAGTTCAGGTGCATGGCACCTTCTCCTCCGTCTCTGTAGGTGACGTAGTTGTAGATGAAGAAGGCTTCATGTTCGTAGTCGATATGTTCGGCTTTGAGATGCTCCCTAACAAAATTTATGCATACGCTGCATAAGAAAGGAAATTGTTATGCAAAAGAACATGTTTGGTCAGACTAAAGTTTGGATGGTTTGGCAGACGGTAGACTTTAACCAAGATTGGCTGATGGGTGTGTTTGCGGGCAAACGCACAGCCAATGCTGCTAAGGCAAAAATGTTTGCCGATTGGCTGTCTGATCGTGATATGACTCTGGATCAGTGGAAGGCTAAGCAGGATCAACCATGGTTTGATATGGACGATCCGTTCTTCGTTACCGACGCAGTAGTACAACGAGTAGTACAACGATAAGGGGATAAAATAAATGTTTGAAGTAATCTATCGTTTCAACGACCTCTACCGCCGTGAAGACATCAAGGACCTCCAGTGTGGTGTGTTTGACACCATCGAAGCCGCTAAGGAATACATCCTTGAGCAGTTTGATGATCTTGTTGCTGACACCACGGATGACGAAACTGGTCAAGTTATGGTTGAGGAAGAAGGTTGGTATGAAAACTTTATTCTCGATAAGTACGAGATTCGTCAGATGGAGGTGACTCTAAATTAATGAAAGCTCAAACTGGTTACGTCACTTTGAAGAAGGCTCTAGTAGAAGGAAAAATTATAATGAGTGATTTAGTAAATCGAATTATTAGAGATAATACCTGTGTTATCGAAGGCTCTGAATCTGAGCTGATGGATTGTCATAGGACAGTTTGTCTATGGCGAATGCAAGAGGAATGTAAAGAGCGTAAGCTTGATTACGATTGGATCCGCAAACTGAACGATGCTGATTTTGCCATTCGCACTCGCATTGATGAACTTAAATCCATTGACTCTGCAACTGACTAAATAAAATCATGCGATATATTTTTATTCTGTTTCTTTTTATCGGGTCTGCATCTGTATCTCAGGCGCAGACCTATCTTAATTGTAATGAGATAACTGTTGAAGCACGTGATTATACACACGTGTCAAAGAATCTTCCTACTCGCAATAATAATCCAGGAAACATTCGAAGAACATCGGTGAAATACTTTGGAGAGACGAATGCTGATGCAACGTATGAATCTTTTTCTTCTCCAATCTGGGGATATGCCGCTATGTTTGACCTTCTGTATCGTCTGTATTCTGGACTCACTCTGAAGGAAGCTATCTACAAGTGGGCTCCGCCAACCGAGAATGATTCTGAGCGTTATGTGAGGTTTGTCTCTAGTGAGGTTGGAGTTGATGCAGACGAGTATATCATTGATGTTGATAATCCTTCCATTATGACAGTGGCTAAATATATGTCGGTGCTCGAAGGGATGAAAGGATTTTCTGATTCCGATATTGAGCTTGGTTATATGCTTTGGGATACTTGTTATTATGGTTAAAATTTATGTTGGCTGTGCGCCAAAAGGTTTAGACGCTGAAGCGCAGATGGTTCTCGACTACAGTATTAAAAAATTTACATCAATTGATTATGAAATTATCTGGCTGAAAGATTCTAAACATAAAGGCTCAAAGCTGTATGGCTGGGATATGAATTATTGGGATACTCCATTCTGTGGTTTTAAATGGGCAGTTCCGGAGCTTTCAAAATTTAAAGGGGAATCTATCTATCTACAATATAATCATATCGTACTTGAAGATATTGCACAGTTGGTAGATCAAAAAATAGAAAAAGATGCAGTAATGATTACGCCGAAAACTAATCCATTTTCTGCAATTAAATTTAATAACAAAGCAATAAAAGAATATTTGCCTTCGATTGAAGACATGAAGAATTCTTCAGCAGCTCATCAAATATGCACTAAATACTTTTTTGATAATGGAAACTTAATTTCTTATTTTGATAGCGACTGGGAAATTGAAATTTTTGATCTTGGCGAAAAATCCGGACTGCCATATAATAATCTGAGGCAAGTATATCTTGATAAGTATACATATCCTCGCCTTAGAAAAGTGGGTGTCGACCATTGGTTTAATACTGAATGTTCTAACACGAAATGTATAATTCCAGGAGTTTTCGATCAATATTATGAAGAAGCTCTAAACGAGGGATATTCGATTGAGAATTATACTTAAAGGTGTCAAATGTCTTTAACTCGAACATTTTTACCAGCCAGTGGCGCTCTTTCTTTGGGCGCTGCTGCAGGATCAGGAAGAAGTATCACGGAAAGGTTTGGTGGTTCTACAGCGCATAGTATGTCTGAGTATTATGGTATTGGTGTAAATACAGCGAATGCAACGTTGCCAGCAAGCGGTCCTTTAAGGTTTAGCGATTTTTATAATCGAACAGAAAACATAACCACTAGCAGAACGACTCAGATTCCGGGTCCGGGTCAACCATTCGTTCCAGCTTCTCCGGCAGAGCCAGCACAATTTGTTCCTGCTCAGTCAGGTTCCCCCAGCGTATTTCAACCAGGAAGTCCAGGTCAACCAAACAATCCTTCTCAGCCGTCAGAGCCAGCACAACCCTCTGAGTTCGGCCAACCGTTTAGACCGGGACAACCATTTAATTTTGGGCAGCCGACTATTCCGGGAAGCTTTAATCCTTTCTTTGGTGTATTTCAACCAACAGTATTTGGACAATTTCCTAGTCCTGGTCAGCCAAGCTCAGGACAACCGTTTGTTGCGGGGCAACCGTTTGTTCCGGGGCAACCCTTTGAGTTTGGTCAACCATTTTTCCCATCAAATTTTCAACCAGGAGTTCCTAGTCAACCGGGAGGCCAGACTCAGCCATTCGAACCAGCAGTGCCAGAAAAGCCGGCACAACCCGGAACTATAAATCAAGTTACAGAATTTTTAACGAGAGTCGCTCCTGAACCTTCATAGGATTTTATAATGCTGCCATTACATAATTACAAAGATACTACTCTTGGTATCACGAATGAAAAAAGAATTGGTTCTGCAAACCAACTGACATATACTCCTAAAAAACTGACTAGATTAAATATTATTGAAAAGATTTTTCAGGAAAAATGTCATCTTCCAGTTCAGTTTGACCTTATGCCTTGTGAAGATTGGTATTACCCAAAGTATTTGACGTATACGAATGTAAACAAGTATATGTTCTTGACGACTAATTCATTTGAGTTTAATACTAGATTCTTCATGCATCAGCTTACAGCAATTGACTGGAAGTTTATGGACACAAACATTGAACAAATTTTTGAAGAAGGAGAAATTTCCGACAAGTATAAGCTCGTTTCATATGAGGGCGATGAACTTGATACTGTATTTTTCTTGCCAGGAACTAACATCGATTATCTAATCGACTATACTAAGATCGATGAGATTATGCAGAGTAATTCAAATGTTCTGCTGAAGCCACATCCTTTGACTAGCAAAAAGCATCTTGCAATTTTAGCTAATATGTATGGATGGGAAAATATTATTGAAAAAGAAATTTCAGGTCATGACATTCTTAAGAAAACTAAAAATGTTTTTTATACAGATAATTCTGAGATTGGAATGAAAGCTTATCAAATGGGTAAGGACCCTAAACATTTTAATATTTTAAATCTAAGTCAGCCAATGATCTATCATTCTTTTTATCATATTCTTAGAGCTAATCAATCAGATGTTAAGTCACTAATCTCTGCATTCTTCTCTACTCCTAAATTCGGGATGTTTGATCTAAACGATCCGATCGACACTCTTAATAATAATGTTGCATCGTTTCTTGCAGACCTAGAGCATTTTAGACAGCGACTAAAACCAGTCTCTACAACATTTGATAGAACCGCATTTAATAATTTTTTAGATATGAGAAGAAAAGAAAAGAATGCTTCCGTTTAAAGTATTTAAAAATTTTATAGATGATGATTTTGTAAGTAAGTATCTTTCTAATGATGGATATGTAGAGGCATCAGTTACAGACAAAACAGGAACTAATTCCGAGAAAAATGATAAAACTCGGAGAAGTCGAGTAAGATTTTATAATAATGATCAGATACCACTTTTTGATAAATTGGTTGATTCCTATTCAAAATATTTTGATGAAGGCGAGATAGATTATTTTGATTATCAGCTAACAAGGTATGACGCTGAGGATTCTGGCTTCTTTCATATGCATGATGATACTGTAAGATCAAACACACCTCATATTCGAAGAATATCCTGTAGTATTTTTATGTCTGATCCTGAGCATTATGATGGCGGAGATTTTATTTTTAGAGACTATGATCTACAATCTGTTCGAGGCTGGAACGATAAGTACAGTTGCGTGATGTTTCCCTCAACAGGATTGTATCATGCTGTCTTGCCAGTAACTAGAGGGACACGTTACTCTTTAGTATGTTGGGGTATGGGAAAAAATCCAGATTATAAGGCTGATTGATGTTTAAAAAAATTGATCCTAACTTTCCAGTTCATAGCTTTAAAAACTTTTTTAGTATGACTGACGATCAAAGAGATAAGGCGGTAATGACTTGCCTTCGACATCACCATAAGCACATTAAGAGGTTAAGTAAACTGTCAGTAGGGTATAACTATGTTGTACCGAAAGCTGGAGTTCTCGAAGAAATACCTAAAAAAGTAAATGAGGCTCTTGATGCTGCGTTCGGCGGCAAGCTTACTAATGATAGCATTTATGCATATTCTTCTAACAGTAAAACAAGTTTTGATCTTTGGCACGATCACGCACATGTGCACACTACCGTGACAACAGTTTATTATCTACAGCTACCAAATCATAATGAGAGTGGTATTCAGTTTGAGATAGATGATAATATTTTGGATTATAAGCCAGAACAAGACGAGCTCGTTATATTTCCAGGATGGCTAAATCATAGGCCATACAAATCTGGCGTTAGTGAAGAGTGGAGAGTTTCTTTAAATATGGATCGAATTTATGACATGCCTGATAGAATTTTTACTAGAATGGGAAAAGAACTATGAGTAATATCCAATGTGATTCTTTATTCCCCCAAAAGGTTTGGCGTACTGACTTGGATTTAAATTGTTCTAGGCTAAAGCAGTATGTTTTAGGTCTAGAAAAGAAAGATCAAACAGGTAATAACAGAAGTAATGTAAATGGCTGGCAGAGCAGATCTTTAGATCCTAGACAAGTCGATAATGAAGATGTAAGTAAAATGCTAGAAGCTGTAATCCATAAAGTAAACACTTGTGGAAGCACTAATAATATGCCTGAATTAAAAATTAGTAACTATTGGTTTAATATTAATAGAAAGGGTAGTATGAATGCATCTCATACACACCCTGGATCAGTTTTAAGCGGAGCATTCTACATCAACAGTAACGAGAAAGACGGAGAAATTATTTTTGAAAGAGGAGATAATGCCCAATGTTACTTACCTGATGGTTTAAACAACGGTAATTTTTATACCTCTGTAACATATGTATATCCTCCTAAAATAAATCGCCTATATATCTTTGGCTCTTGGCTTTCACATTGGGTAAAACCAAATACAACTAACTCTGATAGAATAAGTTTGAGTTTTAATACACATGTTGCATGATGTCTTACAAAGAATTAAGGAATTTCCAGAAGAACCTTTTATCAGTAGGGTTTGTACACCAGAGCAAGCTGAAAAACTTTTTAATTGGAATGATGTATCAGAATTAATTAGAACGAATGAAAATAAATTTGAATTAATTAATCAAGATAATAAAAAAATTTCTGTTAAAGAAATAAATCAGCCATGGCATGGAACTGTACAAGATAAATCTACAATCTATGAAAACATTTTAGATGGACTTGGGTTTGTAATTATTAATCAAAGTTATTACAACAAAAGTATGAATAGACTCTCTGCAGATATAGAGAGCTCGCTAAAAAAAGCTACCGATATTCATGTATATGGAGCATATGATGGCTCTGGGAAATCTTTTACAGCCCACAGCGATCCAACATCAAATATTATTGTTCAGTTAGATGGCACATCTCTTTGGAGGATTTACGCAGAAAAACTTGATCAAGTTCCTAGAGATAAAACTCATTTGCTTACAGAAGTAATTAATCAAAAGCTTTATCCAGGAATGGTTGCGTATATTCCAAATAGAACTTACCATAAGTGCGAGCCTTTATCTAAAAGATTATCGCTTAGTTTTGCGATTCATTCTAACATACATCCACACACAAGAGAAGAGTATATTTTATGACTAAATTTTACAACGATGACATAAAGCTTGATTTTTCTGATGTGTTGATTGTTCCGGGAAGAAATTCAACAGAGCTTTTGGCAGAGAAAAAATTTTATAATAAAAATATGCTATCTAGGAATGATGTAAATTTAATTAATAGTTTTCGCTCAGATCCTTCTATACGATTAGTCGACAGTGAAGTTGATAATGACACTACAATTAACATTGTTGCATTACCAATTATTGCTTCAAATATGGATGGAGTTGGTACAGTAGAAATGCACGATCAGCTACGTAAAAATAAGATGATGACTTCTTTGGTTAAATCTACTACTGATGAAGAATTAGATGCGATACAAGAACCAGAATTAGCATTTTTAACCATTGGCATTAATGAATCTGATTTAGATAGAGTTGAACAACATAAACATAAATTTAAAAATATTTGTATTGATACTCCAAACGGATATTTGGCAAATATTCCGCATTTCGTAAGTAGAGTAAGAGCGATTTGTGGAGAAAAAACTTTTATTATGGTAGGTAACATTGTAACTGCAGAGCATGCTTTAAATTTATACATGGCAGGAGCTGATTGTGTTAAAGTTGGCATCGGTTCAGGTAGTGTATGCACAACCAGAATTAAAACTGGAGTTGGATACCCACAGCTATCCGCTATCTTAGAAGTGTCTAAACAAGCACATCAGATTAATCTTACCATGAGACGTAAGTTATTTGTTTGTTCTGATGGCGGTTGTACAGACCCAGGAGATATCGCTAAAGCTTTCGTAGCTGGTGCTGATTTTGTTATGCTCGGTGGCATGTTAGCTGGACATGATGAAGGTGGAGGTGAAATCGTTAAAAAGTATGTAGAGAGCGATGAGCGGATGATGCATCCACAAGGCTCTAGATTCGTTCCAGTTATAGATGAAAAGAAATATGTTCAATTTTATGGTATGAGTTCTAAAACTGCCAATGATAAACATAATGGTGGTCTAAAAGGATATCGTGCCGCAGAGGGTAAAGAAGTTTTAATCCCATATAAAGGACCAGTTCAGGATACTATTGATGACATCTTAGGAGGACTTCGATCAGCTTGCACGTATATTAATTCTCCAAATTTGAGAAAAATGTCAGTTTTTGGAAAATTTGTTAAAGTTAATAATCAGGTAAATAATGTTTTTAAATGAACACATTAGTTACAACTTATTATGAAGATCCTGATTATCTTGAAAAATATATAGAATACAATTTTCAAGAGGATGTGTTCAGTCACTTAATTATCGTTGATGATGCATCCTCTAAATTTCCCGCAAAAAAAGTCTTGACAAAGTTTAAAAATGAGAATATAAGTTTATATGAGATTAAAGAAGATATCGGATTTAATTCTCATGCGGCTAGGAATCTTGCCGCAACTCAATGTAAAACTGAATGGGCTACGTTTTTAGATGTTGATCATGTATTGACTTCTGAAACTTTTGACGATATAATAAGGTTTGTTGAACTTGAGGAAAATGAATGGCTTTGGTTTGGTGACAATCAGTTCATGATTCCTAGTAAATATTTCCTCGCTGCTGGTGGTTATGATGAAAGGTTAAATGGATATCGCTGGGGAACATTTTTAATGCAAGATCGCCTTGATAAATTGTTCTCTAGAGAAATGTTAAACCCATGGAATAGCACTTTGCTTACTAGAACGTTAAAAGGATTACCTGGAATAACTCGACAATCTAGAGAACAAATGCGAAAGAACAAAGCTAAAGAAGCTGAGATTAAACTTAACTCCTCTGCCAATCCTTTGGACTGGCATAAACATAAAATGTTAACTTTTGAATGGAATAAAATATGTCTCTGAACAAACGTACCGTAGGTAAAAAGCAAAACAAGCAGTTTGCAGCTAGTAAGCGTCTAGATTCTCTCGCTGCTTATGATGAAGAGTATGCACACTCTCATGACATTAAAGATATCGTAAGCGGTCTAGATGGATATTCTGAATATCTCTCTGATCGAAATGGATCTGGTAGCGACTGGTATTAATGGATCATTTTAATTTAATTAAAATTATTGAAATTAATCCAACAGAGCTCTGTAATTTGCAGTGCTCTTTCTGCCCAAGAGCGCATGGATATCCTAATCAAAACTTGCATATGTCGATTGATACCGCAAAAGAGATTATAAAGCAAATAGAAAATTGCAATTTTAAGGGAGATGTAGTATTCGCAGGAAGAGGAGAACCTACTTTAACTAAAAATTTTGATAAAATTGTACAGCTGTTTCTTGAATGTGCAAATATTAAACAAGTCCGTATCACAACGAATGGCAAGAGATTACATTTACTTGAGAAATTTTTAGAACCATATGGGAATAAGTTTAGAGTAAAATATGATGTTTATACTACAGACGAAAAACAGCAAAGATTAGCCTTAATAAAATATAAAAATTATAAGAACGTGTCTGTTGACATTAAAACAGATTTCGGATTAAACTATAATGAATACCCTACTGGTAAAACTTCTGAAAAAAATCCCAATGTCAAATCTAAATATGGAACAGGCAATATTGAGGGTATGACTAATCGTGCTGGGTTTCTCGGAGAAAGCTTCTACGATTTTACTGACAAAAGCTGTAGAAAATTAACTCATAATATGTATATTAACTGGAATGGTGATTATAATCTTTGTTGTGATGATTGGACTCCCTTAGTTTTAGGTAACATATATGAAGAGAGTATATCAGATTTTGCAAATCATAATGAGGCCATAGCTCATTACAGAAAAAAACTGGTCTGCGAAAACAGTCGAGAGGGATTACCTGCTTGCCAAACTTGTAATAGAAATGCTCCTCTGAATGCAGAGGTCAGAGTAGATGTTGAAAATTTAATAAAACTGGATGAGTTGATTCCATGATTGCAAATAAAGTATTAACTAAAGAAAATTTTTGTGCCCTCGTAGAGGACTCTGTTCAGAAATGTAAACATCCATATATGGACGCTGTTTTACTAATTTGTGATGAGAATATGATTGATCCTGCTCAAGTATCGACGCTACTAAATATGAGCATCAAAGATAAGATAGAAGCAGAAGCTCGAGATTTAAATTATTTAGAAAAGGTTAATAAATTACCATTATGAAAAAATTGAGGAATTTTATGTTACGTTTAATCGGAATTTACATCCCATTTATTCTAGTCTTTCTTGGAATCGCTGGATGCAGCTATATCTACAGAGATACAATTTTAGATAGGTTCAAAAACGATGAGCCTGTAATTCAGGAACCAATCGAGGAATCTACAGAAGATGTGTCAACGGAACCAGAATTATCCACTGATGTTGCAGATGCTGAACAATCTGGAACCTTTGATGATGTCGTTACAGAAGAAACACCAGAGGAGGTATCAGATGAGCAACCAGAACTTTCCGGAATCGGAGAGTGTGAATGCATCTGCCCCAAAGCAGATGGAACTCTTTGAAGAATATGAATTAATTGAGCAAGATGGTTTTATTACAACATATCCTGATTTAAAAACACTGCTCACTAAAAAAGAATCTCCAGAATCTATGGAGGTAGAAGAAGGCTCAATCACCTTTGAAAAAAATGATTGACATTCAATAAAACATATAGTATATTAATATACCATACACTGTAATATAAGGAAAATACAATTATGTCACTTTCGAATCTCAAACGCTCTCGTGGTTCATCTATTGATAAGCTGGTTTCTGCGGCTGCAAAGCTGGATGAAAATGCTTCTTCAAATAATAACGGTCCGGATGAACGTATTTGGAAACCAACGGTAGATAAAGCAGGGAATGGCTATGCTGTCATTCGTTTTCTGCCAGCTCCTGAAGGTGAAGAGTTGCCATGGGTGCGTTACTGGGACCACGGTTTTAAAGGTGAAACCACTGGTATGTGGTACATTGAGAAATCGTTGACTTCTATCGGTCAAAAGGATCCTGTCAGTGAGGTAAACTCACGCCTCTGGAACTCTGGCGTTGACGCAGATAAAGAAACTGCTCGTCGTCAGAAGCGTCGGTTGCACTATGTATCGAATATTTATGTAGTGTCCGATCCGGAGAACCCTCAGAACGAGGGCAAGGTATTCTTGTATGTTTACGGCAAGAAGATCTTTGATAAACTGATGGACTCTATGCAGCCACAGTTCCAAGATGAAGACCCTGTTAATCCTTTTGACCTTTGGGAAGGTGCGGACTTTAAACTCAAGATTCGTCAAGTTGAAGGCTACCGCAACTATGATCGAGCCGAGTTTGCTAAACCTGCCGCTCTAGCGGATGACGAGCAACTTGAAGAGGTTTATGCAAAAGCATATCCTCTAAATGAGTTTACTGATCCTGCTAACTATAAGTCTTATGAAGAGCTCAAAGCTCGCCTTGATGCGGTTCTGGGTGTTGGGGGCGACTTTACCCCTCAGCAGCAAGAAGACCTGTCAGTGACTGCTGAGAGCGCTCCAATGAAGACTGTAGAACCTTCCGAACCATCTAGTGTAAGTAGCGATGATGACGAGGATGATGACACTATGTCATATTTCTCTAAACTAGCTGCTGAAGACTAGATGATAAGATGGCTCCCAGTGTTCCTTTCCGCTGGGAGCCATTTTTTTTAATCAGAGAGGGTAACTCTTTCTGTGCTTTCAGACAGAGGAATCGGATTTTGTAACTGATTCACAACAGATGTTTGTGATGGAGCTACGGTAGAGTTATCTACTACGATATTAGTTCCGGCAACGCCTGCACCGCCAACATCAGCTAAATTCTGTCTGCTTAATTCAAGGAGCCTAGCATCCAATCTAGCATTTCGCTCTGCGATTCTTCTGGCTGCTCCTTCTCTCCCACCCACACCAACTTCTGATTCTTCAGCGATAACCAACTCTCTGCCACCAGAGAATGGTACTGGAATCGCAATGCGAGGAATCTGAATACGTAGATTATCGCTCAGGAATTTTAGAAGTTGATCTGGAACATTCTGAATTAAATTAACAATTTTTAACAAAGCAATTTCGGCATTAACTCTAAGTTGCCTAACAAATTCATTCATTGCTAGACCAATTTTCTCAAAGGTTTCTGGAATAATACCTTTGATTAAATTTACAATCATTCCAACAGGAGACAGACTGAATACTGCACCAAGTGCTTCTTTCGCTTTTTCTAATGAAAACTCTCCTTTGAAGATATCGCCAACAAACGACCCGACAGCCTTTACATCCTCAGAGATTCCTCCTATTAAATTCGAGAAAACGTCTCCAACAAAGCTACCGATCTTCTTTACGTTCTCAAAGATTCCTCCTATTAAATTCGAGAAAACATCTTGAAAAGAAAATGAATTTAAAGTTTCTTGCGCATTTTCAAAACCAAGTTTACCTAAAACGAAAGCTGCAGCTTGCTTGATTAAATCGAGTGGAGCAAAGATTAATGAATTAAAGAAACCAGTTACAGCGCCTTCAATACCACCAATAATACCGTCCTCTTTAAAACCATCTACTGCACCTTTAACAGTATCCCATGCAGTAATAAAAATTGTCAGTGGTAAAAATAGTCTACTAAAAACTTTGACTATGCCTTTAAAAAAATTAAAGACTGGCCCAAGTTTAGTCATTAATGCAGCTACCTCACTCACACCAGCTGTTAATATTGCAACTACTGGACGTAATAAGCCAGCTATAAACCCGAAAGCGCTACCGATAATATTTAATGTTCCTCTAATGGTCTTGCGGAGATTATCGGCAGCATCAGTCAAAAATTTAATAGAGTCTTCAACAGCAGTTGCAATTCTTGTCAGCTTTGGATTGGTTCTAAAGTCTAAAATTAAATTAGCAATACGTGTAATAATTTGATTATCAACAAAAGTACGCAATGCAATCAAACTTTGATTTAAAGTAAAAAAGATCTTTTGCACATCATTAACAAATTTTAAAAGATTATCTTTTGCCTGATCAATAATTCCTCTTAACTGATCGTTTAAAGCTGCAACAGTCAGTAGCGACCCAGCAAGTAAAGCATCGCCTATGCCAAATGGGCTACTAATATCTTGTGTCGGAGTTTTTTGTGACTGGGATCTAGCTCGCCCTTGAGCTTCTCTCGCAGCTTCCGCATCGTCTAACTTGGATCGTTTTTGAAAGTCGAGCATATCTTGAAAACGGTCGACAAGAGAGCTAACAACATCAGTTGTTCTACCTTGTTCTTCGTTTAACCCTAAGAGAGTATTACGAACGTCTGTGAGTGTAGCTTCTGCCATTTATCCTGCTCTTTGTTTAATTCTTTCTGATTCTTCTTCAAGATGTGTAATTAACATGGCCAGATAAACCTCTCTCTCCCAAGGTATCATCATTTCGATTTCATTTAATGAATAATGATGATGTTGCATCAACTGAAAATTTACCTGAAAATGATTATTCAGGTTGTCGTGAGAGAGGCATACTAAAAAAAATCAGCAGTTCCCTGTAACGTTAATGTGTTATCATGATCACAGTTACCACACTTAAAATCAACGTCATGTTTAAGACGTGGCATATTCTCAATAAAATCTCTAACTTTCATAAACTGATCAGTCGAGAATGATTCGATAAAAGCATTAACTTCTTCATCTGATTCATCAGCTAAAGAGAACCTTTCATCTTTCATCTGCACAGCATCAATACACTGTGCAATCATATCAAATGCTTGATCAGTTTGATTACCGTTCTTATATTTATTCATCTTTGGCGCAATATCCTTAATTGTAGGATATTTCATTTCAAGAGTAATATCGTTTGTAAGTTTTACTGTTTTTGCATTCGCACCTTTTGGTACTTTAATATTTACTTTTGAAATATCTACAGTAATCTCATTCGGAGTATCACACTCTGTACACTTTACTTGAATCGTTGTGGTTTCACCAACAGACTTTGATCGAATCTGTGTGAAGAGATACTCAATGTCAAAGATTGGTAGGCTGCGTGCACTAATCGGCTCTTCAATACAAGCCTCTAATGTATCTGCGATCGCTTCGAGCGAAATCTGCTCGTCGCCTTGTTCCAGCGCAAGCATTAATATTTTTTCTTCTTTAACGAGGTAAGGACGATATCTTACAGTCTCTCCAGTGGAGGGAATCTTAACAGAATATTTAATCGTCTCATTAAGTTTTGGTAAAGCCATAATATACTTTCTCCATTATCAGGCTGGTTCCCATACAGTATATGAGAGTTGTACACTTAATTGTGTTAACTGGTTTTGTGCATCATCACCTAGTTCAATTGCTTGCATTGTTGTAGGAAATGCTCGAATTAATTTACAAGAATAGACAACAGAGTTATCTCCATGATTTAGCTGTTGAATAATAACGTCTCTTGCGTATTCACTTTTATACGCAACTTCATAAGTATCAAAGCCAATAATTTTTTGCTGCCAGTTTTCAAAATATGTTCTCATTGAGTAATCATGAGTAAGCAAGAATGTAAGGTTGACATCTTCAGACAAAAAGGCGTATGGCATTTTTTGTGTCATCATACCAATGGTTCTTTCATTGGTTACAATCTGACGACCCGGAATATTAGTTGCACGGCACAATGCATCAACTGTACGGCCATCAACACCAAACTCTGCTGGAAGCAGAACCTTATATCGGTCAGCACGAGACACTCCTCTCGTAATCGTTCCTTTTAAATCTTCGATGCTTGCCATTACGCTCTCATTTTCCTTCTCGAGTCTCTGTAGACTGTTGACGAACTAGCCTTCTCAAAGTCAGCTGTTGGTAAGAACGTAGCAATCTCCCATTCTGGAGGTGCAACTAAAGCGAATCTTGAGCGTACATGTTTACTAAGATATCTCTTGAAACATGGACGGAATGCTCGAAGTTTGCTGGCTCTTTTCAACATATCATAAGAAACTCTAAATCGAGTACTGTCGTCATACTTTTCATTATTTAGTGTGTCAAGCAGAGCATCAAGAAATTTAGCACGAGTATCAAGCGGAAGATAATGCAGATTTAATCCGTAAAAGCCTCCAGGAGCAGGGCCAACGATAATAGTAAGAGGAAATCTGTCATAAAATGGCAGCGTATCTTTGGTCTTTGGATCGTAAAAGTACATATACATATTACCAACTGCAGTTCTACTTCGAAGCTGCACTTGTTCATCTTTCAGCAAAGCAGTCCTTGAAGGTCTTAACTTGCTCACCTTGCCACGAAACCAAGCGATAGACTCTTTTGATCTAGGTTGAATGCCTTTGCGAAATGCTTCTAACTCTAACTTTTGAAACAGGCTAGCCATTAAAAATCGTATCCAATTTTTTCGATTACTTCTTTATTTAGTTCGGCGACCGCATCGATCATTGTTTGATCAATGTAATAATCCTGATAGTTTAAAAATTCTCTTGGGGAGGAGTTAAAGCGAGATAATATTACTTTTTTGTGCGGGGATAATTTCGTATTCACTTCTCTTTCAAGGTCTTCAAATTTTAAATAAAAATTAGAAATATTTAAATAGCTTTCAGAGGCTCTTTTAATGTAATCATGACTCTCAGAGTAAAACCAATCATAAAATTTAAAATTTTTATATTCATCATAATGTTTCCTATGATATTCAAACTGACTTACAACTCGATCCCATGGGTTTCTGACAACAACAAATTTAGTTGAATTAGAGTGTGAATAAATCATGTCTGCTGGATATGCCACAACTCTTTCATACTTAAACAAATCAAAAAATGTTTTTTGCATTGTCATACCTGCACATTTTGGTGTGCGTATGTACGTTAAGTTGCTATCTTCTGCATGATAAAATCTTACTGTCATGAAAACTTCATTCCCATCTTTTTTAATTCGTTCTCAGTCCAAATCTGAAATTCATATCCATTATCTTTGCAATATTCTACTGCAGCCTTCCACTTACACTGATTGCGAACATACTCAAGGGATTCAGAAATATGCCTTTTCGTTCTTCTTCTACTGACAGGAGGTTTTGTCTGTTTCTCTGGCTTAATTTCCACCAAGATAGTTCTGCCGTCTTTCATTGTAATTTTAAGATCGACGAAGTACCTATGATATTTATTATCAATCGCACTGATGTATGGAATTACAGCCTCTTCTGATACCCAAGATTCAATTTCAGAATTATTTTCGCACCATTTAAAAGCAAATCTTTCCCACATTGAACGATATACTACATTCGTATGATCTCCTGCATATTTCTTGGGATTCTTTACTTTATATCTACCTTTGTATGTTTTCATTTTAACCATATAAATACTTTAAAGATACTCATATTTATAGGCAGGACTCTAGAGTGGCACTAACCTTCCCAATAGAACCAGATGAGAAATATCAGGGACGAATAAACTTTCAGGCGATTAACAGCACTTCTTCTTTTGTAGCTAACAGGGTGGGTGGTGCTGCTGGCGTTGGCACAGCTGCAGGAACTGGAGGTTCTGTGCAAACAGTTCAAACGAATGGTGGCTCTGTTAGTTTATATCTTCCGCAAGGTATTACTATCTCAGATCAGGTTGGATATGAAAACACTGACCTTGGGCTGATCGGTAGTGGGATTGCCTTTGGTGCTGGTGCGCTTCAGGAACAAGGGCTGGTTAAAGGTATTCAACAAGTCGTCAATGATGGTATCTCGACAATCGACAGAGCGAAGTCTGGGTTTACTAGCACAGAAGGTAAGGCATATTTGGCTGGCCTTGCTGAACGTTTTGGGGGCGCTGCAGTTGCGGCTGGTACAGGTATTACAGCTAATCCACATAGACGTTCGATTTTTAAAGACGTGGCTCTGAGGCAGTTCTCATTTAACTTTATTATGCAGCCTCTCTCTTCCGAAGAGGCTAATGTATCTAAAGAAATCGTACAGTTCTTCAGAGAAAATCTTTATCCTGAAGAAATTGGTGGCGCTGTTTATAAGTTCCCAACAAAGTTTCAGATCTCATTTACCTATAAAGGAAATGAAGTTGCAAACAAGCTTCTTCCTTGTTATTTGACCTCTGCACAAACACAATATAATCCAAGATCAGGTAGCTTTCATAATGATGGCAACTTCACAGAGATTGGTATTTCCTTAACATTCCAGGAAGAAACAACGCTGACCAGACAGTTAGTTGAACAAGGATTCTAAATGGCATACTTTACTAACTTTCCTCAAATTAATTATACTTTTGGCACACAAGCATCTCCTACTCTGTATCAGAATCTGGGTATTTATGTTGATCTGCTTGATCAAGTAAAGGATGATGTGTCATTTTATACTGAGTATGATTTGCAAGATGGGGATAGGGCAGATCAAATTTCTCAGAAGCTGTATAATCGCCCAGACTTACACTGGACATTCTTTATATTGAATGATAAAATTAAGTTGCGTGGTTGGCCGAGAGCATATGCAGATGTTGTTGCTCAGGCAAAAAAGGATTATCCAAATACAACAATCTTGACCCGCACAGACCTAAGCACTAAGTTTAAGGTTGGTAGTGAAATCGAAGGTAAAACTTCTGGTCAAAAAGCTAAGATTATTCGAAGGCTGTTAGATCAAGGGCAATTAATTGTTGAGCGTGTTCCTGTTGAGCGCACTGTGACTGTTCAGGCTAATGCTTTCGGTCATGTGACATTAGAGTTATCTACTGTTGGTGAACGGTATACAGACGCATTAAAATGGACTGTGACAAAAGTTTCTGATGGTAGTATTATAACGCTGACAGAAGCAAATATTTTAGAGGGCGGTTCTGGATATTCTAATTTTAAATATAACTTTGGCGTTGATAATGAGTTCAAAGAGTATACTTTTACAGTAAAAGTTATTGAATATCAAAACTCTATTAGTTTTATAAATGGAGAGGTTATTTCTGCGACAGAAGATGGCGTCGAAGTCTCTGCTGTTTTAGACTCTTCCTCTTTAGAATATTTGGCAACACATCATTATGAAGACGCAGAAGGCAACTATGTTGATATTACGCCAAATGCTCCTTTCGTGCAACGTTTAAGTTTTGATTTAGAGCTTGCTGGTTCCTCAGACGCACAAATTAATGCTGCTGAAGTTAAGGATATTGAAGTTTCTACAAATGTTGATTATTCAGCTAATTATGATTTTAGTATACTAAGGTCGAATATTGACAAAGGATTCTTCACATCTGAAGGTTCTTTATTCAGTACAGGTTTTGTTGCTTATGAAAAGGTGCAAGATCCAACAGACACCCATACCCTTGACGAACTTCTTGGAGTCTCTGGTTCTACCACTGATAACGATTTCGCAAATAATTTTCCAGCAGATACTGATCTGACTGAGATTCATGATGAATTAAAGACAGAGCTCGCCGCAGCTGTTGGTTTAGCAGATACGAATACTGCAGGTAAATATGATATTACCGTACATATGTTCTATATGGTCGATAATCAGTTAGATGTCTTCTTGACAGGAAATATATTTGCTTTCGTTTATGAATACAAAGTTTCTGGAGTTTCTACATTTAAGAACAATTATATTGTAGGTGGTTCAGCGACAACAACATCCCCAGCAGAAACAACTCAGGCTGGCGCATGGCTCGATGCATCTACAAACCTTGAATCCTACATCACAGCAAACCTATCAAGTTTTAATCCAGCATTATTAACGCAAGTAACTTATCTTGATAGATACGTTAAAAGTAATAATGATTTGAAAAGCATTAAAGTATTGCGCCCAGAAGTCGCCAATCGACTTGATGCTGCATATCAAAATATTCTTTTAGAGCAGAGAACTCAACAAGAAATATTAATTTCTCAACAAACACAGACAGGTCGTGGTAGTGTAACAGTCTCAAATAGTACACAACCTGTCACAACTGTTGCTGGTCAAACAGTAACTTCTTCCAGCTCCGGAGCGGTCGCAGCTGCAACAGGAAGTGGCGGGTCTTCGAGCAGCGGCAGCAGTAGTGGCGGAGGAGGTTATTACTAATGGCAGGACCACCACAGCCGACACCATATGATTTTGGAGAGTATACTGTAGTTATCACGAATGCTGATGGTAAACGTGTTGATGTTAGTAATCTTGTAATCGAATTAAACTTCTTCGAGTCTCTGAAAGATCCATACGTTAGCGGATCTTTTCTTATTCTAGATTCGGCAAACGTTTTTAACTTTACAAATTTTCGTGGGCAAGAGATTGTTGATATTAAGGTTACTGACTTCTTTGGCGCAGAGAAGATTAATAAAACCTTTGCGATTAAAAGTGTAGTTAGACAAGATAAATTGAATGATACATCCTCTGGGCATATCATTAGTTTTATTGACTTACACATGTATAGAAATAAAAAGTATGTATTTTCTAAGACTCTTAATGGCAAACCAGAGGTAATATTAAATCAAGCATTATCAGAGATTGGTACTAGCGCAAGACTTGAAAGTTCTGCACAATCTAATATGAGATTTATTGTACCATTTACAATGAATCCGATTTCTGTAGCATCATTGATGAAGAATAGATGTACAACTAGCGCTGGCGCACCATTCTTTTTACATGCTTCATTGTATTCAAACCAACTAAATCTAGTAAGCATGGCAACACTACTGGGGCAAGGAGCGTTTAATAATAAACCATTTAAGTATAGCAGCGTGTCGCAAACTAATGCAGGCGGTTCTTACTCTGTTGAAGAGTTTGATGACTTGAGCCATAGATTGGCAACTCTAGGATTAGAAAGAAATCAAGACGCTATTCAACTGTTTGAAGAAGCTGCATATGGCGATCAATATATTTGGATTGATACATTTGAGGACAAAGCTGAAGAGCGTAGATATAAAGTCACAGAAACTCTTGGCGCTTTACCTAAACCCAATGGTGTTGATGATTATTCTCCTAATATTCCTGGTCAGATCGCTCCTGCCTTACACGAAAGCGTTTCAAGATATGCTTCTCAGATAACAACTAAAAAATTATTTGAAGATATTTTCTCTTTTAACGAAGAAGAAGAAATAACGAAACATGAATTGAAAGGTAAGGCTAGAGGTTTGAAGGCATTTTCTATCAAAGGGTTTATCTCTGCTCAATGTCCGGGATACAACTTCTTTGGTAGAGATTTAATTGGACAGAATCAGATAGATGTTTATATACCAAAGGATCTGCCGATAGATTTTGATACCTCCGAAGATTTTATTATGGATAAAAAACGTTCGGGTAAATATATTATGACTAATATTCGTCATATGTTTAAAAACTCTCAATACTCTGTAACTGTTGGTGGAATTAAGATTGATAATTATGCATCAATTAATAACGAACAGTTCTATCCAGGGCAGAAATAATGGAAAATTTTACAAATAATTTTTACGGGGATGAATTTCGTTGGTTTATTGGTGTTGTTGAAGATGGAGTCAACGATCCAGAACTATTAGGTAGAGTGCGTGTTAGAATCTTCGGGCTTCACTCTCCATACCTAGATGATATTGCTGTTGAGGATTTACCTTGGGCAAGTGTTCTTATTCCTGCGACGGAAGGTGGAATATCAGGCACAGGAAGATCGCCGAATGGCATTCAACAGGGCGCATATGTCTTTGGTATTTTTTTAGATGGCAAGAAATCTCAGAATCCTTTGATTCTTGGTTCGTTCGCTAAGTTTGAAACTTCAGATGGTGATAACATTATACCATTTCCACATAAGTAGGCAAAAATGACAGAAATATTTGGAACCAGTACATTTGATAGATTGTTTAATGCTGCTATCTCTCGAGGATACAGCCCCGAAGCTGCAGCTGCAATCGGAGCTACTATCTCTCTAGAAAATGCTGGCGCTGATTTAATTGCTTTTAAAGGCGAACGACAGAAAAGATATTTAAAATATTGCGAAAAGAACAGAATTGATTATAGATTTCCAGATAGTAAAATTAAATATATCTTCGTTGAACTTTCTGCAAATAGAGATTACAAAGCCTCTGAAATAAAGTATGCGCAAACTGTAGATGCTGCTGTTAAATCGTTTAATGAAAATTATCTGGGAAAAACGTTAAATATTACAGAGCTCTTGACATTAATAGGTCTTGGTAACGAGTTGTACAAAATTTTTGTGAGTAACGAATGACAACAATAGGCGATATTAATAGTAGGTTAATTAATAATCTTAACTTGCTGACAGAAGACTTAACAGAGGTAGCTACAGCCTCTGGCGCAGCAGCATTACAATATCAACAGATAACTGCAAGTTCTGTTGATGCTACCACAAATAGTTCTATAGGTGGATTAAACATTATAGGCTCTTCTGGTAGGAGAGTTAATGCTGATGGCTCTTCTAAAAACACTTCCATCGCTACGTTCTCAGATAATATTACTACCTTTGGCTCGTTAACTGCAGCAACAGGTGGTGCGCTGCTAGTTAAAACTGTTACAGCTGCAACAACTGATGCGACCTCCTCTGCGTTTACTCAACAATTTTCTTCTGCCTTAGATACTAAAACTTTATTTCAAGCCACGTTACTTGCATCAGAATCATTTTCAGATTCTTCTGGCCTTCCTCTTGGCTCTTCTTCAGTAGATTTAGTCACAACTGCAGGAAAATCTCTAATAGAAAAATCTAACAGGATGTTGAATAAGATTGGAAGTTCTGGATCGTTATTAGAAGACATTTCAAAAGATGATAATATACAAAACAATATAGAAATTACAGCAGCATTAAAAGATATCGTTGGCAGCGCTTCTATACCGATCACGAGAGTAGATAATGTTCCATCGAGAACTTTCCTACAAACATATGAGGAAATGGAAGCTTACTTACGTTCAAGCTTTCGAGAGATCACAGAAGTGATTGTCAGTGATACTGATACAACTAGAGATATTGAAGTAAACTACGATACTTTGCGACTCAATGATGTTGGCGTCCGTAAATTTACTGATGTTGCTAATCACTTTTTAATTATGCAAGATGGCGCTCTTCAAGTTTGTAGACCTATCTCTGAGGTCGGTCAACACTCATTACCGATACATAATTCGAACAGTATTGGACTTTTATTTGCTGGAGGAATACTTGGCAATAGAAAAAGCACAAGTATTATCAGAGGTAATAAATCGTATACAATGCAACAGTTAAACACATTCGACGCATTCATGAAAGCATTTTACACTGTTGTTCCTGGAGGGCAGGCATGGGGTCACAATGATATTGATCCGGATCGAAGAGTTGATCCCCACTTTAATGTTCCTCGATATGTGCAAAAGAAGTTTAATAAATTTAATACACAAACAATCGAAGAGAAACGCCAAAATGGTTCTTTGACGATTGATCAGTTAATTGAGGCACAGAGTTAATGTCTATTGGTTTTAAGGATCCAGATAAAGGATATCCGGTTAGTGGCTATGAAACTCAGCAGAAAACAAACATTTCTGCCAGAGGAGAGTGGACGCCTAAGATTGTCCCGCCTCAAGGACAGCCATTTGAGATTCCTCTCGAAGCTCAACCAGAGTATCCGCATAACAAAGTAACAGAGTCTACAAATCCTGATCCAGAGGAACGCCACCGTTTTGAGATTGATGATACGAAAGGTGGTGAAAGAGTAACATTCAATCATAAGACTGGCACAGCTGTTGAGATGTGGAACCAAGGCGAGTTAATCGTTAACTCCTTTGGAAAAATGGTACAATTAATCGGCGAAGACTTTGAGATGTTTGTTGCTGGTAATGGCACTGTTATCTACAAAGGCAATCTTGACTTTACAGTTGAAGGTGATATGAACCTGACTGTTAAGGGTGACATGACGACAACTGTTGAAGGGAACAAGACAGAAGTTGTCAAGAAAACAAAGATCGAAGAGTATCAGGACGATCAAGAAACTACAGTGACAAATAATAAATCGACGACTGTTGGCGAAACAAGCACAGAACTTGTTCTCGGGGACAAGAACAGTTTCGTTAAACAGAAACAAAGTAACTGGGTAAAGGGCGACGCTGAGTTTTTATCGGGAGCTAATACTCATATCTCTTCACAGACTAAAACATCTATTTCGTCAACTACAGTAAACATGACTGGTTCGACTGTTAATATTGCTGCTGGTGGGGGAACTATTGGTGGCCCAGCAGTCTTTTATTATGGTTTATCTTTTGAAGGGGATTTATTTGTAGATGGCAATTTAACAGTTGATGGGACTGGAATTTTTGATGGGTCGATAAGTACTAAGAGGCATATTGAAGCGGCAGATACAATATCAAGCCAACAAACTATTTCATCGGGAGATGGCTTTGTTACAGATGGGGCGATTAAAGCTACGGGCGACATAACTGCGTTTGACACCAGTGTTGCAGGTGCAGGCGGTTCGGCAGGAATTGCTGTTGAGGCGACTGTTATTTCAACAGAAAATACCATTGATGGATTCTTTAATTATACAGCGCCAACTGCTTTAAGCATAACTACAACTCTTTCCGCTTCTGAAGAGGGCATCATGCAAGTTACTGTAGATCCAGGAGAAAAGATTAAGCAATCTATTGATTTAAGAGAACGTGTTGCATTAGGACTGGGGCTGTAAATGATTATCCGCAATGAAAATATCACAACAGCAGAAGTCAGAAGACTGCTTCGAGAATCTTCCAACAGAACGGACAGTTTCTTCCTTGGGTTTGCATTAGCTCGGAATGTTCTTAATTTTAGGTTTGCCCAGTCCACTCCAACTGCACTCAAAAGGTTAAATGGGTTTGAGCCAGACGCCAAGTATGGAACAAATCGTTATGGTAGATTAAATATCCCTAAACTTAGATACCTTGAAAGTTTAAACTTTAAATTTATTCTTCCTGAGAGTCAGTATAATCCATTGAATAAAACTGAGATTAACAATGGTACGAAGATTGGTCCAAGAACACCGATCTCATTATTCACAAATGGATTATTGAATAATTCAAGAACACTTACAGAACGTAAAGAGATTGCTAAGTATTTTTATTTACAGTCTTTGTTAATTAATGCATTCAATAGTAATAAAAGTAAATTTAGAAAAGCGAGTTTAAGTGTTGTTGAAGGATTGTATGCTCCAGAAACTAATCAAACTTTAGAAGCTGGTGGTATTCTTGATCTACAAACGAAAGGTCGTGCTGTAGTTTATGAAGTGCGTAATACAAATGGCGAACTAGACCCAGCAGCAGCATTTAACATTGCTACTTACTGGAAAGATAATATGTTATTTGATGAATTAATTCTATCTTTTGACACAGTCGATCCGAATGTAGATTATACTGCACAAATTATTGTGACCATGCCAGAGGTAGATGATAAATATAAAGGAACATTCCGTAGAAAAGTAAGAACAGAATATAATTATAATGTTGCTTTGATTGATGGACTTGCTGAGTTTGCGGTATAAATATTAAGGATTTTAAATGGCTGTAGTTAAGTCACTTTCGGTTGAAGATAGAAATCTGAGTAAGATCAGTCTAGTTGGAACTAGAAACGTCCCTTACTCAGATATTGATTTATCTTTCGTTAAGAGAAGTAATGGAGATATCTTCAAGAAGACTGATGCTGCAGCTGTAAAGCAGGCAGTAAAAACATTAATTCAAACTAATTTTGGTGAAAAACCATTTAACTATTTCTTTGGGGCGAATATCCGTGCTCTTTTATTCGAGCCAGTTGGTCCAGATGTTGTAGAAGATATTAAAACGAATGTTCGATTAGCAATCGAAAACTTTGAACCAAGAGTAGAACTTTTAGATACTCGTGTATTAGATGAGATTGATAAAAACTCTCTTAATGTTAGTATTCGTTTTAAAATTATCAATACACAAGAAGTAGTTGAGTTAGAAACAGCATTCTCAAGGTTAAGATAGAAATATGGCAACAGTAATCGCATCAAATCAACTAGACTTTGAGTTTATCAAAGGAAGAATTATTGATTTTATGAAGGCTCAGACAGAGTTCGAAGACTATGACTTCGAAGCCTCTGGATTATCTGCTATTGCTGATGTCTTAGCTTTCAATACACACCAGAATGCTTTGCTTGGTAACTTCGCAATTAATGAGTCGTTCCTTCAAACAGCTCAGTTGCGTTCTTCTCTGGTGAACTTAGCTCTTAACTTTGCGTATATTCCTAGAAGTAAAACTGCAGCATTAGCGCAAGTTAATCTGACATTGAACCTTACGGCTGCAGCAATTAAACCAGAAACTATTACCCTTCCTGCAGGTACAGAGTTTACCTCTGTTCTTGATGATGTCACATATACATTTAGAACAGATGTAGAATATACAGCAAGAATTGACTCGGCAGGTCTGGGTATCTATACTTTTGTCGATGAGGATGACAATTTAGCAGTTCCTATTCGTGAGGGTGTAGAAAAAACTAAAACATTCTTGGTTGAAACTGCACAGGAACGTCAGATTTATGTCATTCCAGATGACAGTCTTGATCTTAGCACTTTAAGAGTAAGAGTGTTTGAAGACGGCGCAGATACTGAAGGCACTGCATACCTTACGATCGGGCAGTTAACTGGTGGATTTAATGCAGAGTCTAGACTCTACCTTCCTTTAGAAACATACAATGGTTACTATGAGTTGAACTTTGGCGATGGCACACTGACTGGTGATGCTCCTGATCCTGGAAATATTATTCGAGCCAAGTATATTTCATCTAACGGCGCAGCTGCTAATGGCGCTGAAGTCTTTACGCCTTCCTCTACAGTTAGTGTAAATGGAACAAGCTACAACTTAACAGTGACAACTGTCTCTAAGGCTGCATTCGGAGCAGAGAAAGAATCTGCAGAAAGTATTAGACAAAACGCCCCATTAAACTATCTTGCTCAGGGCAGACTTGTAACCCCTCTGGATTACGTCGCTGTAATTTCTAATGCGCTCCCAGGAATTAAATCTATTAATGCTTGGGGCGGAGAAGATAACGTTCCAGAACCAAAGTTTGGTAAAGTATTAGTTTCAATTATCTATGAAGATGATATTCCTGCAGTAACTAAAACTGCAGTAGAACAAAGGATTCAGAACGAATTTTTAGATCAACTTTCGATTACATCTATTGGTTCAGAAATTGTACAACCAGAGTTTACTTACTTAAATGTAACAACTCAATTAAAATATAATGCGGGACAAACTGCATTAAGTAGACGTGCATTAGAAACTAAAATTCAAAATGCGATTAATGTATACTTCCAAAATAATCTTGGAAAGTTTAATCAGATTTTCCGCAAATCTAAGTTGAGTTCTTTTATTGATGCTTCTGATGCTTCGATTCTTTCTTCTAAAGTTTCTGTAGATATGGAGAGTAGATTTACACCCGCTTTTGATGCGGTCTCTGTTAAGTTCATTAAAGCGGATTATACTTTACAGTTCTTAAATACCATCGCAGCTCCAGATGATGAAAATGTGATTGTTAGTTCAGATCAGTTCGTGTTAAACGGCAAGATATGTTCGATTAGGAATAAAATTGGTAGCTCTGCCAGCACAAAACTTCAGATTATTGATGCGGATGGCAATCTAGTTGTTAGCGACATTGGTAATTACGAACCAAGTACAGGTAAAGTTATTTTGACAGGGTTTGAACCTACATCTATTTCTTCTGGAGAAACCTTCTTAAAAATTATTGCTACTCCTGCGGATGATTCTAATATCAAACCACTTAGAAATAACATTATCAATTTAAATCAAAATTCTGTATCTGCTCTGCCAGATACGAATGTTGCGAATAGCACGGTAATTTAATGGCCTCTACATTAACAGATTATAACAGAAGAGATCCAAACTTTCAACAGCCACAGGTTGAAACGATTGTTCCTGAGCATTTTAAGGAGCAATACCCAACATTAGTGACTTTTCTTAAAAAGTTTTATGAATATCTCGAAGTTGCTGCTGGACGCAATAATCTGAGTGATGTTTTTTATATTCGTGATGTAGAAAGCACTTCTGAAGATTTTCTAGACTTTTTATTTTTTGAAAGTATTAATGGTCTCGGCGCAGACTTTTTCAAGTTCCCAAGACTGACACTCAAGTTTATTCCAAACTTCTATCCGATTAAAGGCACACAGGTTTCTGTTCCTGCATTCTTTAGATATATCTATGGTGTAGACTCAGAACAGTTTTATCCAAAAACTAGGATCTTTAATGTCGGGGAAAGTCCGATCGGCGCTGAATCTTTGAGATTTATTCAAGATTCTAATTTTTATCAGATTCTTTCTATTCAGATTAAATCTCCTCTTGGCATTAATCAGTGGAGAGACGTTTATAAAAAATATAATCATCCAGCTGGATTCGCTTTGTTTGCTGAAACACTTTTTGAGAAAACAGCAACAAACTCAATCATGACCGCTCCTCTCTCTATTCAGGATAGTGCGGCTGGTGAAGTCACCTTGGAACAATTTGGTATAGCCTCTGCAGCTGCAGTTGGTAGTACTACTGGTGTTGATAGTGATGCTGCGCTCAGATTCTATGTTGATCGTGGCATTCAGTTCTACCAAGACTCTATTGGCGAACTTACTACTGCACAGAAAGGCGAAAATACTACTATCGCTGATGTCCTTAAGACTAATTCTGGCCGCTTCTCTTCAACTGATAGCGATACGTTCTCGGATAGCTCGCTCCAGACGATGGATGAAGACATTTTTATGTTTAGACCAATTAGTGGATTAGATTCTGCTTAACGATATAAATAAACTTAAATATCTTTTGTAAGAAGGTAAAAGATGACCAGACAAAATATCTCTACTGGTAGTACAGCAAACGACGGAACTGGAGATACCCTCCGTAGCGCTGGTACTAAAATGAACGAAAACTTTGTTGAACTATATCAGGCTTTTGGTACAGACAGCAATAATTTGGGCGCAGGTATTACCTTCGATAGTGCACAGATTATTTTCTCTGGCGCAACAAACACGACCACACTTACCCGTCAAGATCCAAGCACTGACGTAACTATTAATCTTGGCGATAGTAATGGCGAAGTTGTAGTTATCCGCTCTGATAATACAGTTAATTTTGTTGATTCTACTGGAACAGCCTCTAAGATTCTTTACGGAAACGTATATAGCAATATTGGTGACCTTCCTTCGGCAACTACCTATCATGGTATGTTCGCACATGTGCATGCTACCCAAAAAGGTTATTTCGCCCATGGCGGAGCTTGGCACGCATTAGTAGATAGTGACACATTTACTTCTAGGACAGATTTAAAGTTAGTAAACCCTAGAATTGATACGCATGTATTTGATAATACCGGAAACTTTGAAATTTTAAACTTTGATAATGTTTCTGGTTCTCCAGTTAACAATGTTAAAATTTCTAATGCTGAAACAGGTAATGCCCCTACTATTTCTACCGAGGGTGGAGATACAAACGTAGGTCTTACTATCTCAGCGAAAAATAATGGCCCGATTACTCTTGAGGGTACAGTAGTTTATGGTTCTTCTGTTTTAACTGCAGGTTCGGATTCTGCTTTAGATTCAAACTCAAACTCATACCTTTTTAACTCAGCAAGTATTAGACATTTTGATTTACATGATGGAGCTACTACTGGGGAGATTAAAAGGTTATTAAATAGAAGAGACATAGATATTATTCTTCATGGTAATTTTGAAACATATTCTGCTGCATTCTCGCAGGTAACTATGACCGATAAAATGCTTGTTACTTGTATGTGGGATGGTGTTGGTAATAAATGGTTCTTCGATAAAGATTCAGATGTTAAACTCGTATTTGCTTAAAAGGTTCAATAAATGACAGCTATCGTAACAAATGACATTAAAAGGCAGCTACTGCAAACTGTATTGACAGATGTTGCAGACAGCGCCAACTATTATTACATTGGTATCGGTAAGTCAGATCAGTGGAACATTTCTGATGAGGCTCCAGTAATCATTAACAGTGAAAAACAGAAGCGTGATTTTAGAACTGGCCTTCAGTCAATTATTAGAACTACAGATGCATCTTTCGTTGTTTCTAGATATAACTGGACCTCTGGTACTATTTACAATGCATACACTGATTTAAATGTAACGAATACTAATTACTACGTGCTTACTGCTAACAACAGAGTTTATCTTTGTGTTCAGCAAGGTAGAAATAACAACGGCGTAGCGCAAACTTCTACAGTAGACCCAGAAACAACTGGTACAACTACTTCTGCTAAGTCTACATCTGATGGTTACGTTTGGAAATATTTGCTTACGTTAACTGCAGATAATGCAAACAAGTTCCTTTCCGCTAACTTTATTCCTGTTTCTAAAGTCGACTCCGCTGCTGGTTTGGGTACTATCTTACAAACGCAATTAGATGTTCAGCAAGCTGCAGATTCTGGCCAAGTTGTAGGATTTAGAGTAACAACACCAGGATCTGGATATACTTCCGCCCCAACAGTAACTATTAATGGCGATGGAACAGGAGCTCGAGCAGTTGCTACGCTTACTGATGCAGGTGGTATTGGTAAAGTTGAAATCAAGGACTCTAGTGGAACATTGGCGTTTGGCTCTGGTTACTCGTTTGCTTCTGTAGCATTAAGTTCTGGTAGCGCTGAAGTTTCTCCTATTATTTCTGCTATTGGATTGGGGAATGATCCGAGAGAAGATTTAAATGCCACATCAGTAATGTTAAACGCTAAACCTAATGGTTTACAAAATAACTCATTTATTGTTCAAAATGACTTTAGGCAGATTGGTTTAATTAAAAACCCAAAGAAAGTAGCTACTGACTCTGACTTTACAGATACTGATGCTATGGCTCTCCGTAAATTAACCTTGTCAAGTATCGTTAATTTTGATAGTGATAATTCGAGAGACGCTTTAATTGTTGGTGGAACGAGCGGAGCTAAAGCATTTGTAGACGATAAAAGAGGTTCTCTCTTCTTATATCATCAGAATGACAGTACAGGATTTAAGCCATTCGAAGCTGGCGAGCAAATTAGCGACGTTAATAATGGCAGTAGAACAGCGACGATTGATACTGATTCTGATGGTGAAGTTAAATTATTTGATAATCAGATTCTCTATATAGAAAATAGAGCTGCTGTTGTTAGAGATACCGCTCAAACAGAAGACGTTAAAATTATTGTGCAATTATAAGGTAAGAAGATAAATGCCTAACTCTTTTACTAATACAACTTTTAGTACTACGTATAAAGACGATTTTAAAGATAGCGATCATTATCATCGGATTCTCTTTAATTCTGGTCGTGCGTTGCAAGCTAGAGAGCTCACTCAATTACAAACTATTACGCAGAATGAGTTAGAGCGCCTTGGACGGCATATTTTTAAAGAGGGTAGTGTTGTTCTTCCGGGAGGACTTACTCTCGATAGAAATTATGAATTTGTAAAGTTAGAAACATCAGATACATCAGCATTTTCTGTTGGTGATGTAATTCAAGGTTTAACAAGTTCTGTTCAAGCTAAAATTCTTCAAATCGTAGCGGCTACTGACACAGATCCGGCAACTTTTTATGTAAAATACATTAATTCGTCTACTTCTACTGGAGTAGTTGATGAACCTGTTAGATTTACTCCTGGTGAGTTTGTTCAACGCACAGCATCTTCGGATTCTATTCGTGTTCAGGTTGTAAGCATCCTAGGAAACTTTGCAGTTGGCCGTGGTACGAGAGCTTCGGTTAATAATGGAGTTTATTTTACACGTGGCCACTTCGTCTCAGTGACGCCACAATCGGCTCTGGTGAGCAAATATTCAGATACACCCAATGAAGTTATTGGAATGAAGATTGTCGAGGATGTAATTACTGTTTCTGACACTAATGCTCTCTATGATAATCAAAATAATAATATTCCTAATTTAACTGCTCCTGGTGCAGACAGATATAGAATCACATTAACATTAGCTATAGAAAGTGAATTAGATAGCGGAGATAACTTCTTCTCTATTAATGAAGTTTCTAATGGCCTTTTATTAAAAGAAGTCGATGATACTGAGTATGCTCGAATCGACACTGAACTGTCAGCTAGAACGAAAGAGGAGTCTGGCGATTATATTGTAGAGGGCTTTACCTCTGTAATGGAGACTGGAGACTCAGATAGAGTATTATCTCTAAATGTTGGAGGCGGTATTGCTTATGTCGACGGTAGAAGAGTCGCAAGACCAAATGTTGTACCTATCGTAGTAAATAAGCCAAGAGAAACAGAAGTAGTTGAAGAAACTGTCTCAGCTAATTTCGGTAATTATGTCAGAGTAACAGCTCCAACGCTTTCTGGAATTATTCCCAATATTGATGTTCTTCAAACTGTTACATTAAAAAATGCTGTAAATTTTGGTGGTTCTGAAATAGGAACTGCTCGAGTTCGCTCTTTAGTTAAAGATGGTGCTAACTATAGATTGCACCTTTTTGATATTAAAATTAATGATGGTTCTAAATTTAGTGAAGCCAGAAGTATTGGATTAACTACAGGTCACTTTAATTTAATTACTGAAGGTGGCGTAGCAGTTATTAAAGAAGCTGTTAACAATAACCTTTTCTTTGGGGTTGGTAAGATTAGACCATCCCTCGTAGATGATGTCACATTAACTGTCCAAAGAAGATTCGAAGCAACAACTGATGGCACAGGTGTAGCAACTTTGAGTGGGTTGGGTACTGATGAATCATTCTCAAACTCAACCAGCTGGATTGTTGCCTTAGACAGTGCAGCTGCGACTCAAATCCTTCCCGATGCTACAGCGACGAACGCTGGAGAAATTACAACAGGAAGGCCAGCAGCAGAAACAATTGAAGTAATTGCATTAGTCGATAAAACTGCCAGCGCTGTTACGATTCGCCCTAAGACTAGAACTGTTTCTAATCAAATCGGTCTTACTGTTGATTCTGATGGTACAGGCGTTAAATTTATTAGACTTGACAATCCAGATATCTTTAAATTAAATAGCGCAGTCGATTCTGCTACTAGCGTATCTGTATTAAATAGATTTAGTCTTGACAATGGACAAAGAGATAATTTTTATCTAAACGGCAGACTTATGCTAAAGTCTGGGTTTAGTGTGCCAGCTGGTCCGATCACAGTAAACTATGAATACTTTGAGCACGGTGCTGGAGATTTTTTCGCAGTCAACTCTTATGATGTAAACGACATTGGATACCAAAATATTCCGAAACATATTTTATCCAATGGAACAGAGGTTGACTTACGGAACTTCTTAGATTTTAGACCATATAGAGATTCTGCTGATGGAAGTTTTACAGCCTCTAATGTTAACGAACTTCCGATTAATACTGATACTATTGCTGCTGACATTACTTACTATAAAGGTCGTAATGACATTTTAGTGCTAACTCCAGATCAAGAAGTCAAGTATATTGAGGGTATTCAGGCTCTAGATAATAGATTAACTCCTGAAACTCCAGCGTTAAACTTAAAGATTAAAGAATTTCAACTTCAACCATTTACAGATGATTTAGAAGATGTCGATGAGACATTTATTGAAAATAGAAGATTTACAATGCGTGACATCTCTGCTATTGTAGAGCGCATTGATAATATTGAAGAGGTAGTTTCTCTCAATTTATTAGAAGCTTCTACAGCATCGCTTGAAGTGTTAGATTCTGATGGTAACCCGAGATTCAGGAATGGTTTCTTCGCAGATAACTTTGCAAACCTATTCTATTCCGATATCGAGAATGAACAATATACTGCATCATTCAACTTACATGATCAGCTACTTCAGCCAGATTTCGTTGAAAATGAAGTTCCTTTAGTTTATGACTCAGCTGATACTGCGACGAGTAACACTAAACTGACAGGTAATGCTTTAACTCTCGATTATACAAGTAGTGTATATATAAATCAAAACTTGGCCTCTGAAACTGAAAACATCAACCCATTTGAAGTTATTACATTTACAGGGGAGCTAAAGCTTTCTCCAGAAGTTGACGAATGGGAAGAAAGAAGGTTTATAACTAGAACTGTTAGAAGAATCAGAACTTTTTAAGGGGATTATTTAAGTGTCGCATACTATATTTGGCGGTGTAGACGTATCAACTTCACCATTACGAACTGCGAGTGGAGGTTTAGTACGAACTTCTAGTGGAAGTATCGTTCAGATCGGCGGTGGTGATCGAGCAGATCGGAATAACGATAGAAGAGATCGCACACGTGATCGAGAAGTCACTTCAAGTACAGAAACCGTGCGACGCACAGTAAGACTTCTTCCAGACCTTCGTTCTAGATTAGTATTTTTTAAAGCAGAAGCTTTAAAGCCTAATACTCGTCACTTTATATTCTTTGATAACGTTCTGCTGACCGATCCGAATGGGAATAACTACACAAGAGAAGAAGCTACATTTGAAGAGTTTTCTAGAAGAAATAAAAATGCATTTATTAATTCTAGACAAACAACTCACCCTAAAGGTCCAACAGATTTGTACAGCGACAACAAAGGTGAGATTATCGGCTCTTTCTTAGTCCCTAACAACTCAGAGTTGACATTTAAAGCGGGAGAACGTGAAGTTAAAATTATTGACATTAGTGTAAATGATGATGATAAAGCAACTTCCTTCGCATCAAATGTATATAGAGGGCAAGGCAGAAGAATTACCACCACAAGAACAATCACTATAACGACAACTCAAAGAAGAAGAGATCCTCTTGCACAATCTTTTCAAATCCAAAATAGTGAAGGTGCATTCATAACTAAAATTGATGTTTACTTTTCGACCAGACCTGCAGCTGGAACCGCCGACGCAAACATTCCAGTTAGACTTGAAATCCGTCCTCTGAGAAGTGGCGTTCCTGCTCAAGAAGAGTTTGTAGTTGGTTCTCAAGTAATTAAACAAAGAGACGATGTTAATATTCCAGCAGATTTAGATGATTTGGACACTATCAGAGCTACACCAACTACGTTTGAGTTTGATCAGCCAATTTATTTACCAGGAAATACGCCTTTTGCATTTATTCTGATGGCAGATACTGTTGACTATAATGTTTATGTTGCTAAGGCTGGCGACTTTATTATCGGTACAACCGACAGAAAGATTCGCAAACAGCCATCGCTCGGAAGTTTATTCATGTCTCAGAATGCTGTTACATGGACTCCAGATCAAACAAGAGATATGATGTTTAGAATTCATAGAGCTAACTTTGTAAGCTCTGGCACCGCTCTCTTGGAAAATATTGATCTTCCTGAAGCGGTTCTTGATGTCGATCCGATTACTACTGATAGTGGCTCTACAACTGTCACTGTGAATTATAATGGGCATGGCTTTGGAGTTGATGACAAAGTACAGTTATTTGGATTGGATTCTAATACGACATATGGTGGTATTAGAGGAGCTAGTATACTGGGAGAAAGAACAGTAACAGCTATCGAAGGCAATAACTTTAGATTTAATGCAGATAGTGCAGCTACTTCAACTACAGTTGCTGGTGGTTCGAATGTAACAGCAACACAAAATATTCAAATGGATGTTGCATTACCTGTAATTGAGTCTTTAATTCCTAGTAGTGCAGCTACTATGACAATGAAAGGATCGTTCGCTAAAGGACGTTCTATCGTTCCTGCGAGTGGAGCTGTTCCTAATAATAAATCTAAAAATACTTTCCAGTTAAGCTCTACATTTGATATTGTATCTGGATCTCCAGTATTTTTTGAAAATCCTCAAGTTGTAGCCAGCCGTAGAAATGAAGATTCGGCGACAACTCTACTTGGCAGTGCGTCGACTCCAAGAAGATCTGTTAATGTTACTGCTTCTATGAGTACAACGAGCGACTTTATTAGTCCTGTTATTTTTACAGATAACACACAGTTGTTTGCATCTAACAATATTATTGATAATCAAGATTCTTCAGGGACTGTAAATGTATTCCCACATAGTTCTCCGTTTAGTTTTGTCAACGAAACTGATGCTTCTGGTGGTTCTTCATTATCTAAGCACATCACTAATCCGATTGTAATTGAAGAACCTGCTGTTGGCCTAAAAGTTATTATTGGCGCTAACAGACCTTCTGGAGCTAATTTTGATTTATACTTCAGAACACTTGAGGTAGGAAGCGACCTAAATATTGACGATGTGGCTTTCGTTAAAGCCACACAAGATACTCTTATTCAGACAGACGAAAATCGAGGAATTTTCAGGGATTATGAATATACCATTGGTGGTTTAACAGGAACACTAAATCCATTTACAACTTTTCAGTTGAAGATTGTAATGAGAAGCTCGAACAGTTCTAAGGTTCCAACATTTAGAGATTTAAGAGCTATCGCACTCGGAACATAAGGGAATTAAAGGTGCCTTTATATAGAAGATATTTAAAACAAGACAGTGATGGTTCTGGTACTATACGCCTAAAAGAGATGAGTGATTCTGAATTTATTAGAATCGCAGCTGTGGCAGGTGAATATTATGCTAGGAACTTTGATTCGTTAAATGAAGGTAATATCTCAATTACTCAATCAGCAACAACTAATGCTGATAGTATTGGCACCTTTATTGACCAAAGCTATTTAAACGATCCTGATGGTACTGCGCTTTCTGCTGCCACTTTTATTCAAAGATTTACTCGATTTAAAATGCAGAGCACTAACTTTGGGCTTGGTGCGGCTGCAAGAGTAGACATTGACAGTGCTTATCAAGAAACCGCAGTAGGGTTAGGATTGCCTTCTGGTCAAGGACAAAACCCTTTAACAGTTAAAGAGGGTCAATCTACAACTACTCTAGAGTCCCTTAGTTATAGAGACGATCAAGACAATGCCCAAGTTGAAGAACTGCTTGATGATATCATTGTCAAAATCTTTGAGAATGATCTTCCGGGCATTTTACATATGGCGGACAGTGCAGGACTGCTTACGACCAGCGGCATTCCTGTAGCTGGTTCTGCACCAAACATGGATCCTAATAAATATCCATCAGACGTGCTTGGGAAACATATTCCAGATAGTGATGTTTGGATGAAGTTAATTGAATTTAAAGAAGATAGAGATTATTTTGGAGATTCTTCCAGTGGTGCCAATGACTTTCTTCATGGACCTAATTATATTTATCAAAAGATTGGTTTAACACCAGGATCAAAAGTAGATAGATTATTTCACGGCGAATCTGGAGGAGACGAGCCAAGGCTAACAGATTTAAAGGTAAATCCTGTTTTCGCAGTAGTTGATAATAATAATATTTTCCAAAACCTCAGAGTTGGCGCAGATTCTGAATATGGTAAAATTATAGGATCTGCATTATGTAATCGTATATCGGAAAATCATCAAGCTGGAAGAGTTGGTAAGTTGGTATTGGCCAGTGATACTAATGGTCCTGGAGCTGAGTTCACAGCATTAGGTGCTGGCGTTCAGGATAGAATTAGAGATACTGAAGAAGTTGGTGGTGGTAGCTACTCACGCACTTATCACCGGACCTATAGAAGAAATTACACCGGCAATTACGGTTCATATGTTGGCAACGCAAATTTTCAAGGCAACCAGTTCACCGGCAACGCTTTCGTAGGAGACCCAACCACAGTACTGTCTGATACTAAAGTAGATGGCGTAGGTCAGCAGAAACTTTTTGTTAAAATTATTTAATTTTTAGAATCATAGGATTATTTTAAGATGAGTAAAAGAGTATATAATAATGTTGTTTGGCAAAATAAATATAAGAATAGTGTTAATATTAAATATACTGATTGGTCTCCAAGAGGTGTAGAGCATACTGCCACCACAACAGTAAATCGTTATGAGTATGATGGCGATACCGAAACGACAACTCATACAAAACTTTTTTCTAAGATTTTAGAACAGTGGCCATTAGAAAAAATTGATCAAGAAACAGAAGAGCACGAAAAACAAAAAGTTTTACAGCAAGAAGCTAATGATAGAAAGAAAAAAGAGGCAGAAGAGTATAACAGGATTAGAAAAGTTTTTGAAACTAAAATAGAAATCTTTAATATTCCTGAAATTTCTGAATCAAGTAATAGAGAAATGAAAGCCAAGATTCGAAGGTCTAAAACTTCCACAGAGGCAATTATTAATTCTGTAATGCTGCTATTGAAAGAATCCGATAATGATTTACAACAAAGTTCAACTAAAGAATAATTATGTCTGCAATCGTTTAAAAACAATTGAAGATAATGTTTTAAATTTAGTAGACAAAATAAATTATAAAATAAAATTGGAAGCTACAGATTTTATTTCTGAGAAATATTGTAAAAATATTATAGATAGACATGTAGGACATGAAGGCATCCCTGAGAAAGAAGAGATGTTAGATATCTTAAATAGTGAACAATTCAGAGAACTGAAAGAATATAAAGAAATCTATCCTATAATTTTTTCAGAAAGTATTAAATTGCAAGAATTTTTAAGTTCTACTAATCAAGCTTTATTTGCATATTATCCACCAAAAGGATTTATTTCGTGGCATAACAATGCTAATGCCCCAGGATACAATGTATTATTTACTTGGTCAGAGAATGGAGATGGTTGGTTTGCATATAAAGATGATGATGGCAAAACAATTAAAGTTCAAGACGAGAGGGGCTGGTCTTGTAAAATGATGCATTTCGCCCCATATTATGATAAAAAAAATAGAAATCCCATGTATCATGCAGCGTATACAAACTGCAAAAGAATTACTATGGCATTCCGATTTGAAGAATCTCAAAATATTTGGAACGATTTAATGGAGGATCTTCAAAGTGAGCAGTAACGGAATTATTTTAGTAGCTACTAAAAAAGAAGCCTACTATAACAGTGCAATTATGTGTGCTAATAGTATTCTAGAATATATGCCTGATGCTAATATTACTTTATTTACCACTCCGGAATTATATAAAAAGTATCATAGATCTTTATTTGATTCAGTGAATTTAGAAACTCCGAATGAATCTCGAGGAAAACTTTGGGGGATGGCCAATACTCCATATGAATTAACTCTTTATATGGACTGTGATATGCTAGTCCAGCACGATGAATTTAATTCGATTTTCAAGTTAATAGGTTCGAATGATATGGTTTGGACGAAAATTACTGCTGAACGTGAATATGCATACAATATTGAAGGTGGTAGTAATAGAGTTTTTCCAGGAGGCGAGTTTAAAATTCATGGAGGTTTGTGCCTTTATACTTCATTATGTAAAAAATTTATGAGCGATTGGTATAATCTTGATAAAAAAATTAGAAGTAACAGTTGGTGGCCAGATGTCAGCTTGTATCCAATTAGATTTAAAAGTTGGGATCAGTTTTCTCTTTGGTGGTTGACTGAAAAAGAATGGGATAATTATAGATATTTAAAATATGACTTCTTTGAAGATGATTTTAGATGGAACTGGTTGCAAACATACGATTCTATAAAAGAAGGCGGAAATATCCCTGGAAAAGAACCTATTATTTTACATCACACCTGGGTTAAAAGATAACTATGACTGAAACTCCAATTAAAGATTATCCTAATTTAGTTAAGAACAGTTCTGGAGTCGTTATAAATAAAGATACTAGCGGTCTGGCTGCTGCAAAGGCCAGAAAGCAGAAACAAAAACAAGAAAAACAAGAACTTGACGAGTTAAAAAACAAAGTAGATAGAATAGAATCAATGCTTAGCACATTGATTGACAAATTTACTGACGATGGAAAATAACTCTTTATAAATAATGTTATACATGTAATAACAAAAGAGTTTGCTCATCATGGCAGAATATGCAGTGCTGACAGTTGACCAAGGCACAGACACAATTTTTCAGCTTGAAGTATTAGATAGTGACAGGACTGCAAAAGACCTCACCGATCTAACCATCAATGCTAAATATAAGAAGTCGTATAACTCAACTACTTCTACTTCATTTTCTGTCAATGTACCAACTCCAAAAACACAAGGTATTATTGAATTAACGGTAAATGGCACTGACACAAAAACATTAACTGCTGGCCGCTATGTTTATGATGTGGAATTAAAAAACGCCAATAAGGTGACTGAGAGAATCCTAGAGGGCATTCTTGAAATTAATCCTGGCGTAACTTTGTCTGATTCGGCATAATAAAGGAATAAACATGGCAAGAAGGATTACAGTCAAAAAGGTACTCTCTAGTATTCCAAATATTACAAAGCTCACGGGCTTTAGTGATGTTAATGATTCTGGATTGAGTGGAACTAATGGCTTCCTGAGATACGATTCAGACAATCAAAATTTTAAGTTTGTTTCTTTAGCAGATTTAGGTGTACAATCAGTCAATTCCATAACTGGTGCGGTAACAATCACAGGCGCTTCTGGAGTTTCTGTAAACACATCGGGCGACACTATTACTCTGACTGGTGCTGTAGATTCTGCTTCTGTTAATACTTTAATTGATGCTGCAGACACACACGATTCAGCAGCAGTACAGGCTCAAATAGATAGTAATCTAAATGCTTTAGACACACACGATTCAGCAGCAGTACAAGGACAGATTACAAGCACGATAAACGCATCATATATTAATGCTTTGACTATCGATGCTGATACTCTCGCCGGTAATGATTCTGCGTATTATCTAAATTATAATAACTTCACAAACACACCAACAATTCCTACGGTCGATTCAGCTTCAATTCAGCCACTCGCCCGTGCTGCGATTTCAGCTGGAAATAATGTTACATATGATTCGGCAACTGGTATAATCGGTACAGTCGGAACTGATTCGGCCACTGTAGTTTCGATCGCAGATTCTAGGATCAGCGCTGCTAGTATTGGAGATCTTTCTAACGTAGATCTCACAGGAATTGTTGATGGTAGGATCCTTAAATATAATGCTTCTTCCGGTAAATTTATTATAGCAGCAGATGCTACAGACTCTGGCGGTGGAGTAACTACTGCAGATCTTGTGGTCATAGACTCCAGTGTATTTGGATCTTTATCTTACAATGGTGGGTCTGGTGTTTTTTCATACGTTGGTGTAGACTCTGACGATATTAAAACTGTAACAAATATTCCCTATGCCAATTTAACTGGCACTCCAACTATTCCTACTGTAGACTCTGCTACAATTAGACCTCTTGCCAGAGCAGCTATCGTTGCTGGTACAAATATTACATATGATTCAGCAACTGGTGTAATCGCTTCTACTGCCTCTGGCGGCGAAGATCATGATTCTGCCAAAACTCAGGCACAGATTGACTCTACAGTCACTATAGCATTCATTAATTCTTTGACTGGAACTTTGAATGCTGACACTCTTGGTGGCAATGACTCCACATATTATTTAAATTATAATAATTTTACTAACACGCCAACTATTCCTACTGTTGATTCTGCAACTGTTCAACCTCTAGCACGTGCAGCTATTGTCGCTGGTGCAAATATTACATATGATTCTGGCACAGGTATTATTGCGAGTATAGCCTCTGGAACTGTTGACTCTGCTGCTGTTAATGTATTAATTGCTGCCGCTGATACCCACGACTCTGTGGCAGTACAAGGACAGATCGATAGCAACTTAAATGCACTAGATACACACGACTCCGCATTAATTCAAGCTCAAATCGATTCTAACTTTACAAACGATACTACATTCGTAAGAGTTGCTGGTGATCAAGTCACTGGGAATATTCAGTTTGTTGATAACGTACAAGCAAGATTTGGTGTAGGTGGTACTGATCCATACGACTTTAGAATTTATTCTACCGGAACGTCAAATCGAATTGAAGCAGGTGAGATTGACACACTCACCGTTGCGGCAGGAACTTTATTCTTTACTGATGCAAATCTTTTAACAACACTTCAGATTAATGCCACATCTAGCACTGATCTTTACTACAATAAAGTAAAGGTTGCTGAGACTACCTCTACTGGTATGTCGATGAACAGATTGGCAGCAGACTCTAGCGTAACTGTTGGTGGTAATGAAGTTCTTACTACTGCTAGTGATACTCATGATAGCGCTGCTGTTCTTGGTCAAATTAATGGAACAGTAAATAGAGATTATATAGTAAGCGCCATTGAATTTGAAGACGAAGAGTTCTTAACATTCGGGGACGACAGCGACTTTACTATTACCCATAATGGGAATCATACTGTATTAAAAGATAAGGGAGCAGGTAGCCTCTTTATTGAAGGTTCTCAAATCCATCTAGCATCGCAGAATAATGGAAATCCTATTTTCCTCACAACTGGTGATGGTGATGGTGTTAAGATCTTTGACTCTTCTGGCGATTTAAGACTTAATACTACAGATGCTGGTGTTAGTGTATTCGCAGGATTAAAATTAGACGGTAATGATGTTCTTACGACAGCAAGCACGATCGATGCTGACACTTTAGGTACAATTAGTAGCACTAGCTTCCTTAGATCTGATGTTAAAGATCAAAAGACTGCTGGTTCGCTGGTGATGAACGATGGCGTGGCCATTAAGTTTGGTACAGATTCCGATCATACCATTAAAGAAATGTCTGGCAACTTAGAGGTTAATACTGCTGGATCCGGACTTCTTAAAATGAATACTGCTGGCTTGCGGATTCATAATGAAGCTGGCACTGAAAATATGATTCTGGCCAGTCAAAATGATGCAGTAACACTTTATTTTGATGGAAACCAGAAAGCTGTCACCAGATCTGATGGATTTGAAGTTACTGGTCATTTAATCACTGACTCCATTCAAACTACACATATTGATATTTTTGGAGAAATTACTAACAGACCAACCTCTGTTAATGCAGGTTCTGGTCAAACTATTGTAAAACAAGTTCCACACTTCAATTTAGCATGTTCCATTACATACAATATTCACATGTTTGATATCAACGGAACTACAACGAAAGGCGAAACATCATTTACCACTGTAGCATGTACTTTAGACAGCGATCTAAACACAGCATATACAGAGTTTGCCACATTATTTACAGGCGATAGCGAGTTTGGGTTCTTTGATGTTGATGCAGATTCAACTAATATTAATCTTAAATTTACTAGAAGATCCACTAGAGACGGTGTTATTAGAGTCGCCGCCGCTAAGACAATTTATCAGTAAGGAGCTATCGGGGAAAGTGAACCATGGCAGCAGATAACAAAAACTTTATTGTAAAAAATGGCCTTACCGCACAGGGAGGTATTCAATCTGATTCTGATGTAGATGTAACTGGTGATATCAGTGCAACTGGCACTGTTACCGGAGCTACTCTGAGTGGAAGTCTTGCCGCAACTAATCTTACTGGCAATATCGACTCAGATAGAATTACTCAAGTCGATGCCAGTAAATTAGTCGGTGGTATTGACTCTGATAGAATTACTCAAGTCGATGCTAGCAAAGTTCAAAACTTGCCAGCAAGTACAGATTCTGCTGCCACCCAAGCAATGATCGACAGTTCTTTGGGAGTATTCGACGCTCATGATTCTGCCGCAGTACAAGGTCAGATCGATGCAAGAGTTACGCAATCTTTTGTTAATAACCTTAATGTAGATGCTGAAACTCTTGGTGGTAATGATTCAAGCTACTTTACGAATGCCTCGAATATTATTTCTGGAACATTAGACTCTGCTCGTATTCCAACGCTGATACTTAGCACAGATACAAACGGCAACTATGTTCAGTCTACAACTGCTGGTGGCGGTATTAAAGCTTTAAGTGCAGCAGGTGAAGGTGTAGACCAAACTATTTCTGTTGACTCTAGTTTTGTTACAGGATTGTTTACAGGCGGTGATGGAATTAGTTATAGCACTGGTACTATTTCTCTTGACCCAACAGACAGCGCAACATTTGAAAATATAACAGCCAAAAATAAATTATCCATTTTTGACTCTGCAGATGGTGTAGAAGTCGCTAAACTTGAAGGCGACATAGATCAAGGATTAACCATTCATTCGCATGCGCATGCAACTGATGGTGGTATTCGATTCGTAATTCATGATACCCAAGATTCAGATTATCTTATTCTTTCTCAACCAACAGGCATTTCTGTAGTTAATCGTAGGATTAGAAATGTTGGAGCTCCTATTCAAGATCTGGACGCTGCAACAAAATCTTATGTGGATGGTGTCTCTCAAGGTCTTGCGATTAGAGATGCTGTTAAGGTAGCTACAACTGCAGCTCTTACAAGTACAAACGCCATTACTGCGATCTCATATGATAGTGGCGTTCTAGGATTTGGCGCATTTATTGATATTACTGCACCAGCTGGTACAGGACAGGCTCTTGACTCTATTGATGGATTTGCCCTGAGTACTGGCGATAGAGTTTTGATTAAAGATGAAATTGGTGGAAACTTACCTTTCAACGGTATCTATACTTGGGATTCTGCTCGCAGGATTACAAGAGCAACAGACATGGACTCTGGTAGTGAGTTCAATGGTGGTGAGTTTGTATTCGTTCAAGAAGGTACTGTTAACGGTGGTAACGGTTTCTCACAGAAAGATAATATAACAGTAGTTGGTGATAGCGCTGTACACTTCGTGCAGTTCTCTGGTGCTGGACAAATTACAGCTGGAGATGGTATTGTTAAGGATGGCAATACTCTTAGTGTAGATCTTGCTGCCACCTCTGGTCTAGAATTCTTTTCTAGTGAGTTAAGGGTTGATGTTGATGCTTCGACGATGGAAATTAGTGGTCAGGGCGTTAATCTAAAAGATGGTGTTATTACTACTGATAAGTTTAACACTGCTGGCGGTACAGGCGTAACTGTTGATAATATTTTAGATAACGCTGGGCATACAACAGATAATATTGACGACGCTCGAATAGGTACTACGAATCAGTTCTATAACACAACAAAAGGCGACTCTGATACTAAAGCATTAGTAGACTCTGGTTATGTGCAACCTCTAGCACGTGCAGCTATCGTCGCAGGTTCTAACATAACCTATGACTCTGCCTCGGGTGTTATTACTGGGGTCGCAGCTTATGGAGATGCAAACGTTGAGGCTTTAGTAGACTCTGCTTATGTTCAGCCTTTGGCACGTGCAGCTATCGTAGCTGGTGCGAACATTAACTACGATTCGGGAACAGGCGTTATCAGTGGAGCTGCATCTTATGGTGATGCAGATGTTACTGCTCTTGTTGACTCGGCTTATGTACAACCTCTTGCTCGAGCTGCGCTTGTAGCTGGTACGAATGTTACTTTTGATTCTGGCTCTGGTCGAGTTGATTTACCTGCTAGTGTAGCAATTACAACAGGATTAACCGTAGGCGGTAATAGCGTTCTGACTACAGCCGATGAAGGTACTGGTAATGGGATTGATGCTGACACAGTAGATGGACTTGAAGCTGGTGCATTCTTAAGAAGTGGTGCAACTGATGCTTATGAAACTGGCACTTTAACATTTAACAGCGGAACAACGCTGACAGCAGCAGATGGAGCTACGATCAATTTCGAAGGTGCGTCAGTTCCATTTACTGTAGCAAGCGGAACTAGCACAGTAACACACCTAGATGCAGATAAATTGGACGGTCAGCATGGTTCTTACTACAGAATTGATATTCTTGATTCTACAGGTACCACTTTGAATGTTTAAGGAAATATAAATGGCGAATCCATCTACAAGACAAGGCTTGATTGACTACTGTAAGCGAAAGCTTGGCGATCCAGTTATTGAGATTAACGTTGAAGAATCTCAATTAGAAGATCGAGTAGATGAGGCTATTCAATTTTATCGTGAGTATAACTCTGATGCATTATTAAGAACTTATGTCAAACACCTCGTTACTGCTGATGATGTAACGAATGGGTACATTACACTTAACGATAATATTTTCTTTGTGAAAAGATTATTCCCAGTAAATGCTTCTGGAACAACATCATCTAACTTCTTTGATCTAAAGTATCAATTATCTCTAAATGAACTTTACGATTTAAATACATTTATTGGTGACTTGGCTTACTATGAGCAGATGCGTCAATACGTATCATTGCTTGACATGAAGTTAAACGGTCATCCTCAGACGACATTCAGCCGTAATCAAAATAGACTTTACATTCATGGCGAGTTTGAAGAACAAGAAATTAAAGCAGGCAACTATCTTGTAATCGAGGTGTTTCAAGCTATCGACCCTGATTCGTTTACAGATGTTTATAATGATATTTTTTTAAAGGATTATTTAACTCAGCTGATTAAACAGCAGTGGGGCGCTAACCTGATTAAGTTTGAAGGTATGCAGCTTCCTGGTGGTGTGCAGCTTAATGGTAGACAACTTTATGATGATGCAACACAAGAGCTGGAGAGATTGAGGGAAGAGGTTAGACTTACTCATGAAATGCCAGTTGACTTCTTTTTGGGATAAACAATGGCTAGAAATCCGTACATTTCACAAACAGTACGCTCTGAACAAAACCTTTATGAAGATATTATTATCGAATCTCTTAAGATTTATGGTCAGGAAGTAGAGTATTTGCCGAGAACATTGGTCGCTGAAGATGTAATCTTTGGTGAAGATGTCGTCTCAAGGTTTGATGATGCATATACTATTGAAATGTACTTAGAAAATACTGATGGATTTGAAGGTGATCAAGACCTATTCACAAAGTTTGGTGTAGAAATACGGGATAGGGCTACGATGCATGTCTCTCGTCGTAGATGGGATACTGTTGTTGGAGCGAATGTAGATAACAATAGGCCGAATGAAGGCGATTTAATTTATCTTCCGCTTTCAGACCAAGTATTTGAAATTATGAGAGTTGTGGACGATAAACCATTCTATCAACTCTCTAATCTACCAACATATAAACTTGACATCGAACTCTTTGAATACAATGACGAAGACTTTGATACTGGAGTTGAGGTAATTGATGAGCTTGAGGCGCTGGGTAATGTGATTAAGCTTACTCTGAATGCTTCGGATTCTGATGATCTTCAGATTGGAGAGAATATTCAATATCTGGTCGATAGTGCTGGTGGCCCGAAACTTGTCGCAGAGATTGTAAACTGGGATGCTTCGACTAATATCCTTGAAGTTGCTCATATTGGCTCTACAGACGGTAAGTTTAGAACATTCTCGGCTGGCACTTCTATTACCTCAGTTACCTCAGATATTACGAAAACAATCTCTGCGATTAATGAAGAATTACAACAGGCTAATAGTCAGAATGCCTCCTTTGAAACTACAGGAGATGATATTATTGACTTCAGCGAAGGTAACCCATTTGGTGAGGTGACATAATGTTTAATCAGCACTTCTATCACGAAAAGATTAGAAAATGTGTAGCAGTATTTGGTACGCTGTTTAACAATCTCTATGTGCTTCGTAAGGACTCCTCTGGTGCTGTTATTAGCCAGATAAAGGTTCCGCTGAGCTATGCCCCAAAACAAAAGTTTTTAGAGCGTATTCGTGAAACAGAAAATTTATCTGACGCTAAGTTAGCGGTCAAATTACCAAGGATGTCTTTCGAGATCTCCTCAATGTATTTTGACCCAAGTAGACAGTTACCAAAAGTCAATAACTTTACTCGCCTCGTTTCTACAGATACTGGTGTTAGAACAAAGTTCTTCACAGCTGTACCTTATGTTATCAACTTTCAACTGAATATTCTTGGCAAGACAAATGAAGACGTAGTTCAGATTGTAGAACAAATCCTACCGTTCTTTAATCCTTCTTATACTATTACAATGAAACCATTTAGCGATTATTCTGATATCACTGAAGACTTACCTATCTCTCTGATTGGTATTAGTTTCTCTGATGATTATGAAGGGCAGTTAGAGAATAGAAGAACAATTACTTACACCTTAGACTTTGAAATTAAAACGCAGTTCTTTGGTCCGATTGCTGATAAAAAGATTATTCGCAAGGCTATTGTTGACCTAAAAGACTCTGACACTAATGGCATCATTGAACACTTTGAACGTATTACCGTTGTCCCAGATCCTGTTTCGCTAAATATTATTGGAGATAGTGACTTTGACACCACAACAACGTTCTTGTATCCAGGTGAAGGCGATAGTATCTAATGGCAGCATCGAGGTATTTTGATAACTCACAATTAGCTGAAGGCATTCGTATTGCGAACGGTCAGACCAAAGGCGTTTCACATATTCATAAGTTTGGATTCAATGCTGACATTGATGCCGCCTATGAAATTATCTGGGAGCAAGGTGGAGCGCTAACTTATCCCACTACTGCTGCTGTCGCTAGTATCAATAGTGCTAGTTCTAATAGTGGCACAGAG